GCCCCCCAAGGACCCGCCGACGGGTCGCCTGATCCCCGACCTGGTCGGGCGCGTCCTCGGCTACATGGATCGCCCGTGGAAGGCCGTCGCGATCATCGTGGCGGTGGTCCTCGGCGCGGCCGGCTGGGGCGTCTGGCAAGAGCGCGAGCGGCTGGCCTCGCTGTTCCTGGCTCCCGAGAAGGTGACCCTAAAGCGCAGCGCGTTGCCGGCCGCGCTGGCGGCGGCGCTCAACGAGACCAGCGCCGATATCGTCGCGGTGTGGAGCGTCGACCTCCCCGCCAATGCCGCTTATTTCGAGCAGGGCCGCAAGCGGGGCGGCGGCGCCTGGACGTTTCAGCCGGGGCGCGTGCCGGCGATCGTCCCGGGCAGCAGCGCCCCGCTGTTCGCCGATCTGCTCGCCGGGCATGCGGTATGCGACGGCTCTGGCAATGCCACCTCGTTGATGACGCGGGCGATGGCCGATGCCGGCGTGCGGCGGTTTTGCTACGTGCCGATCCGCGACATGGAGGGCGGGGTGTTCGGGGTGTTGCTGTTGGCCTGGTACCAGCCGCCCGACCCGCCGCTTGAGATCGCGGCGCTCGCCGCCGGCGCCGCGATCGCCGCCTCGCTCGTCTCGCACTGAGCGTCGTGCGCCGACTCGCCCGGGGCTGCGTCGCGGCGGCGCTGGCGGCCGCCCCGTTATTGGCCGGCGGCGCCGCGGCGCAATTGACCGGGGACCTCAGCGCCGGCGATCTTTACCGGACCTGCGAGACCGGGCTGGCGGCGCCGCGCGATAACCCCGGCAGTGCCTTTGTATGTGTCCGCCGGCTGCGCGTGTTGTGGCGCCGCGGCGTCGACGCCGGCGAGCTGTGCGGCGTCTGGCCCGCCGGCGACGAGCAGCTGGTGCAAGCGTTCCTGTCGGCGATGCGCGGCTTGCCGCCCGATCACCTCCAATTGCATGCCGATGTGGCGCTCGCCGCGGCGTTTCCGTGCCCGTCGCGCCGGCTGCCCGCCAATCCGCCTGCCAACAAGTGACCCTGCTCGAGGTGGTTGTCGCGGTGGTCATCGCGGCGTTGGCGCTGATCGGGCTGTTCCGCGGCGGCGTCGACGGCTTGCTCGCGGCCGACATCGCCGCGGCCGCCGAGGAGGCGGTGCAGCGCGCCGAGTCGCACCTCGCGGCGGTCGGCGGCCATCCCGAGCTGGTGGTCGGCGAATTCACCGACGACGACGGCGGCGGCTACCGCTGGAGCCTGCGGGTCGCGCCGGCCGACCGGGCCGCCGATCGCGACCGGCCGACCCGGCTGTTCGCCGTCGAGGTCGTGATATCGTGGCGCGGCCGCCAGGGCCCCCGCCAGGTCGGGCTGCGGACCATGCGCCTCGGCCTGCGCCTGCCCGATTAAAACCGCTGGCGCGGCCCGTGGGCGCGCGTGCGGCGTTTGCCGCCCTACCCTACGTCGGCCCCGCGTCCCCTGCGCCAGGCGGCCGCCCGCTACGGTCCCGGCCGCGCTTATAAGGGGGGAGCTCGATTTTTTCGGGCCTCTCCTTCCGGGGCGGGTCTGTAGGGTTTCCGGTTGGTTGGTTCTTGACCCGAGCGTAGGCAAGAGTGTAGGCAAATGTAGGTATGCCTACGGGGCGACGATGATGCTCAGGCTGTTTCCGCCGGGTACGCGCGGCAAGAAAAGTTGGCTCGCCTATGGGCGCCGCAATGGCGTTCTGATCGAGCGGGTGACCGGGTGCGCCACCGAGGAGGAGGCCAAGGTCTGGCTCGACGAATTTCTGACAAAACCGCCGCCGCGCAGGCGCGCTAGGGTCATCGCGCGCGGTTACCCGCTCGCCGGGCGGACGGCGGGTGAGTACCGCGAAGCCGAAAAGCTCAAGGAGTGTCTGTCGACGTTCATCGGCGAGCTCGCGGCGCTTAATCTGGAGCGCGCCCGCCGCGGGATCTCTAGTCTCAATACCGTGGCAAACCAAGTGACGAACGCGGAGCGTCGTTTGTCGCAATTGCGCGCGGCATTGGAGATCGACCCATGAAGCGGCCCCCGCGCGACGTGCTCGAAGAGTATGGCCTGCCCTTGATGGAGCGCGCTTATGCCAAAGTCGAGGAAACCAGGGCGCGGCCAGACCGGGAAAGCGTTGTCGCCGAATTCCTCAAGGAGCCGCCCGACAATTTCCCCGACCGCTACGACGACACCTATATCCGAGCGGTCTATTGGCGCGAGGTCGCGCTCTTGATCTGGCATCTTTTTACCGAGCGCCGCGGCTTTCTGACCGACAAGATCCCGCAATGGCGACAGCTGGATTTGTTTAAGGCGTTGCCGGCGCTGCGGCGCTGTTACGCGGTCCCGGAGGGCGGGACCGGACGGATCAGGGATCGCGATACTGAGAAGATGAATGCCGCTGAGGCTAAGGCGGCGCTCAGACAGATCATCCGCGAGGCAATGCAGTTGCGGCGGTTATATCGGCGGTTACAGAAAGAGGAGGCGGAAAAGCAGCCTGCGAAAGTCTAAGGGGAGGCGTCGCGGCGGTCGAGGGGTCCGGACCCGGTTTGTAACCGCGGCGCTAAGTTATTGATATTAGGTCGCGGCTTGCGGGCGGTTTGTAAGTCTAAGTCATTGATTATTCGAAAATGCAGCACTCCAAGCCGAACTCAACGATCCGACCGTGAGTGTAGGAAAACCGCGGGTTTCGCGGTGGGTTTGTAAGTCGATTTCAGGAGGTTTGTAAAACCCGGGGTGGTTTACTGCTTGGTCGCGTCATCCGGCAGCAGATCGTCGAGGGCGCGTTTTTCGGCCCGGTCCTTAAACTCGGCAAACACCGCATCCTCGGTTTGGGCCGCATCGAACCCGTCCTCCCAGGCGGCGTCGTTGCCAGCCTCCAGTAGTCGGGCGACAACCGCCTGCAGGCACTCGATCCCAAAACCGCGCGGATAGGCCGCCTGCAAATGGTGGACGAGAGCCGCGGTCAGCAGATCGATCTGCTCATCCCAGTCGAGGCGATCCAGCGCCTTGCCGAGCTCGGCGGTGGCGAGATCCCGGCGGGCGCGTTTGCTCAAGCGCGGCATGAGGCAACTCCTTTCGCGATGGTGTTCTGCTGCTGTTCCGCGCGGGCGCCTTTGGCGGCCGCGGCGATCCCCTGGTGGGCGAGCATCTCGCGGTTGATCATCGCCAGGTAGCGGCGCAATTCCTTCGAGCTCTTGTGCCCGGTCACCGCCATCATCGCGTCCTCGCTGGCGCCGCCGCCGGCGGCCCGCCGGCACCACGCCTTGCGCAGCCCGTGCATCGTCGCTTCCGGCGGCAGGCCGGCGGCGTCGCACCAGGTGCCGAACGCCGCGCCGAGACCGCCGGGGTGAGAGTACCCTTTGCCGCGATTGCTGATGATGTAAGTCTTGAGCCCGCACACCGAGGCGGCAATGGTGTGCGCCAGCGCGGGCTCGACCGGGATATGCACGAGGGCCCCGGTCTTTTGTTGGCGCAGTGTCATGATGCCCGCTTTGACCATGCCCGGCCCCATGCGGAAGACGTCCGAGATGCGCTGCGCGGTGTATAGCGGCAAGGCCATTGCGAGCCGCGCCGTCGAGCCGATCGGGTGGTGCGCCTCGTATTGGGCGACCCAGGCTTCCGGCCAGGTCTGGTGCCCGTCCTCGCTGTCGTCGTCGGCCGCCTTGGCGGGCGGCTTGTAGCCTTTGAGGCCGGTGGTCGGATCCTCTTTGATCAGCTCGACGGCGACGGCGTATTGCATCAACCCGCGCAACGCGACGAGCGCGTTGCGCCGGGTCGACGGCAACAACAGATCGAGCCGGGCGATGATGTCGCCGCGCCGCAGGTCGCTCAGCAGGCGGTGGCCGTCCTGCGCCCGGAACCGTTCGAGGATGCCGCGGCGGGTGCGCTGGGTTCCGTCGGAGAGCGGTTCGAGAAAATATTGGTTGCTCTGGTAATAGGCGGCGATCGCCGCGCTGATCGTGCCGGCTTTCGAGCGCTTCGCCTCGCCGATCGCGACCGGCTCGACCTTGCGCATCTCGGCGAGGTAGGCGGTCAGGAACTCGACCGAGTCCGGTTCGCCGGGCAATGCCACCGCCGGGTGTCCGGGCCGGCGAAAGTACCGCCGCACCTTGCCGTGGCGGTCGGTGAAGCGGTTGACGTGCGGCAGTTCCTTGCCCGCTTGATGGCGGGGTTTATTGACCTTTTGGCTTTCGTTTCCAATAATCATCGGGTACGGGCTCATCCCAGGAGTTCGTGACCGGAGCTGGCGTCGCGTCGTTTGCTGCGGGTGACGCCAGTTCCAACTTTATGCGACCATCCGATCCGATTTCCACTCGCGCAACTTTGTTGCCGGTCTGCTCGACGGCGCGGATCGCGGCGGCGACGTCGCGTTGGCGGAAGGTTAGACGATCGCGCGCCATCAATTGGGCGATCGGCTAGTTGACGTCAAGTGGCGTCAATCGCGAAGTCGGGCAGGGCGGCCAGCCGCTGGCGCAGCTGGGAGTGCGCGACCCGCTTGCCATCGAGCAACGCATGGTGCGGGCCGGCGCGATAGATGCGATGCCCGGCGCGCCGCGCCGCGATGATCATCCGGTGTAATCCCGGGTCCTCGGGGTGCGCGAGGCGGCGTTGTGCCGGGATGATCAGCGGGAGCTCAAAGTCGCGGCCTGTCATCGGGCTCTGCCTCGCCTGCTTTGCCATGCCCTGCCTTGCCATGCCCTGCCTCGCCGTGCCGAGCCGCGCCGCGCCCAGCCTGGCCCGGCCAAGCCCGGGAAATTCGCTAAAACCAAATCCTCGCCTCGCCTCGCCTTGCCGCGCCGCGCCCAGCCTCGCCCGGCCAAGCCAAGCCTGGCGGGGCCTTGCCACGAAATCCGCTAAACCCAAATCCTCGCCTCGCCTCGCCTCGCCCAGCCCTGCCCTGCCCGGCCGCGCCAAGCGCGGCCCTGCCATGCCTTGCCGGGAAATCCGCAAAAACAAATCCTCGCCTCGCCTCGCCGTGCCTAGCCCCGCCGTGCCGCGCCTGGCCCGGCCACGCCGAGCCTGGCCGGGCCTGGCCACGCAATCCGCAAAAAACAAATCCTCGCCTTGCCGTGCCACGCCGCGCCGAGCCTTGCCTAGCGACGCCTCGCCCGGGAAAATCCGCAAAAACCAAATCCTCGCCTCGCCTCGCCTTGCCGCACCCGGCCGCGCCCAGCCCGACCTCGCCCAGCCACGCCCCGCCCCGCCACCAAAACAAATCCTCGCCTCGCCTCGCCATGCCAGGCCTGGCCGCGCCATTACATGCCGGGCCCCGCCACGCGCGGCCTCGCCGCGCCTCGCCGGGAAACTCCTGTTCACGCCGCCGCCGCGGGTTGCTGCGCGCGCCACAGCTCGACCAGCCGGTCCATTGCGTCGCGAAAATTGGCGTTGTCGTGCGGCCACATGTCCTGTTCGAGGAGCAGCGCCAGTTGCCGCGCGTAAAAAGTCGCCGGATTGCCGCCATAGTGGCGCATCGCCTCGATCTGGTTGGCCGACAGCCGCTGGCCCTTGAGATGCGCGAGCCCGCGCTTTAGGGCGATTGCTTGCCCTGTCGGTGCGTGGCCAAATCCGCGGGTGATGTCGTCGATCTTCGGCGGCGGTATGCGCACCAATTCGCTGAGCGAGATGCGTTCGTAGCCCAATGCGGTGAGCCGGGCGATGGCGCTGCGCAAATCATACCCGCTGAGCGGCTGGCCGTGGGCTACGTTGAGCCGCACGGCGTCGGCGAACAGCTCGGCCTCGCTGGCGTAGGTCCGGGTTTCGACCTCGATTGTGTCGATGCTGAGCGTCTCATAGGCGGCGTTGCGGTGCCAGCCGTCGACCAGGCGCCGGGTGTGCGCCTCGACGACAAGCGGCGGGAAACGCGCGCCTGCATTGTAGGCGTCGATTAGCCGGCCCACTGTAATTGGGTCGAGGTGCGCGCGCGCCCGCAATGTCTCGTCGCACTGGATGCGATTACGCTTCATCTTCATCGCCTGCCTCCAAATCCTCGCCTCGCCTCGCCTCGCCCAGCCTTGCCAGGCCGTGCCCCGCCGGGCCATGCCCGGCCAAGCCACGCCTGGAATTCCGCTAAACCCAAAGCCTCGCCTCGCCGTGCCTCGCCGGGCCCCGCCTCGGCCCGCCAGGCCATGCATCGCCACGCCTTGCCCGCGCCTGGCCCTGCCCCGGAAATTCAATAAACTCAAATCCTCGCCTCGCCTCGCCCAACCCAGCCATGCCACGCCTAACTCCGCCCCGCCGTGCCCTGCCCGGGATCAATAAACTCAAATCCCCGCCTCGCCTCGCCTGGCCTCGCCCCGCCGTGCCGAGCCACGCCCGGCCAGGCCTAGCCAAAACAAATCCCCGCCTCGCCTTGCGCGTCAGCTCTGCTCATCAGGCGGCGCGCCGTCCCAATCCAGAACGCCGGCGGGGTCGACCTCATCGAGCCGGGCGATCTCGCCGCCCGGCGTGTAGGCCTGCCACGGCCCGTCCCCGTAAGCGACGCCGATCAACGCGAACCTGCCGAACCATCCCTTGCTCTTGCCGGGGCGGTAATCGCCGACCCCTTTGCGCTGACCGGCGTCGGCCATGATGTCGGGCAGGATTGTCGGGTTGGGCACGAGCTGCTCGTCGAACAGCAGCGTCATGTGGCCGATTGCCCAGACGTTGAACCGCGGCCGCGCCCGCAGGATGCGCTGGCGCTGCACGACCGCCGGGCGGCGGTCGATCTCGTAGCTGGACAATGGCGCGAGGTCGGCCGGATTGAGCAGCGCGAGGAATTCCTCCCTGACCTCGATATGCGCCAGCCATGGCGCAATCGAGCCGCGCGACCCTTTCGGCGCCTTGAAGATTGTCGCCGCCTCAAGCAAGGCCAGTCTGAAGGCCAGACCGAGGATCGCAAAGTGGCCTTCCGCGGTGCGATAGACGCCGGCCTCGGCCTCCACTTCGGGTTCGGGAATGTTCTTGCCGCCGCGGGCGGCGGCCGGGGTCAGCATTGCCTGCGCGTTGTGCGTCAAGAGCGGGCTGCGCCCCATCACCGAGAGCCGCAACCGGGCGCGCGCCTCGGCTTCCGGCGGCAAGACAAACGGGATCGTGCAGTCGAGATCTTCGGCGGGCGGCGCCAGTTGTGGGGCGTTGCGTCGTGAGGCGTTGCTCATTTTGGCGATCCTTTCGTGAATTCAGCCGATCGACTGGTCGGGGAAGGCCTGTCATCGCCCGGCGTCAATAGTAATCGTCGTCGGGGTCCTTCCATTGGACCGCGGTCGGCGCGACGCCGCGCGCGGCGGCGATCGCCTGGAGCATACGTGTGAAGCCGATATCGGCTAAGACCGCCTGGATCTGGTGGCCGTCTCTGGTCATCAACGTGACGGTGCGGCCGTCGACTAGGTCGCGGAAGGCGGCCTCATCGATGACGAATTTGCGGGGCGACGGCATTAATCCGGCCACTTTACGACAGCGTGATTGGCGCGCTGCCAGCGCTCGGCCGCGGCCAGCAGCGCGTTGACTTCATCCTGCTTGGCGTAGGGCAGGCCGTGCAGCAATGCGATTTCCAGCCAGACCCGCACGATCGCCGGCATGCTCCGATCCTGGGCGCGCAGCACGAAGATCGGCTCGTCATCGGAGCACCGACCGAGGCAGCTCGACCGATCGTCGAGGCTGGCGAGCTCTTGTGCTTTGGTTGCCATGCAGGCCTCCGTTGTCATTGGGGTTGGTGGATGGTACGGCAGAAACTCGCACGCCTGGGGTGGGTCGGGGACCGGGTCGGGCGGCCCTGCTTCCGGCGCTTGCCGGCCGGGCGGGTCCGGCGCGCAGCGCGGCGCCGCCGGCAGGAATTCCAGCTCGTCGAGCCGGCGCTCGAGGAACAGGACCCGGCGCTCGAGGCGCTGCAGCCGGCTGTTGGCGTCGCTCATCCGGCGAGCCTCCCGAAAGTTTGCGGTTAACGATTCCGAAAGTTTGCGACGGCTGTCAACCCGGTTTTTGCCGGCCGGACGGCAAGGCATGCCGGAATTGCCGGCTCACCCTTGCCGGTTCACACTTTTTTCACGGTTTCTTGGCGAATTATTAACTATTGGGGCCCTTGCGGCCCGTGAATTGTTGTGTGAAGGTTTCGTGATTCGCGCCGGACGGCCGCAAAACTAAGAAAACAGGAAACGCTATCCAAATAACGGGGGAGGTCATCTCGAAATGACCAAGCTTTCGCCGCGGGTGAAACGAGAGATATGCCGATTGCGGCAAGAAGAAACGGCAGAGCGTGATTGCTGCGGTGTTCAGCCTTTATTATCGGCATCCTCGCCGGCCGCCTCTGGCGGCTCATCCTCGCCCGCCCAAATCTCACCAATTGTGCGGCGGATCGTCGAGAGGACGTGCTCGTCGATCGGCGTCCCGTCGCTTTGGGCGGCCTGCAGGACGTTATACACCCGCGCTGTTGCTCGAATAACGCGGCGGGAATTGCCCGGGTCGCCGGGCGGCAAGTGAGCGCGCAGCGCCTCTTGCGCGGTGTTGTGTGCGATTTCGAGGAGGTCGGGCGAGACGCGGCCGAGCGCCGAGAAGCCCATGAGTTCGGGGAGCGTCCAGCGCAGCGCCAGCGCGATCTTTCGCAACGTGGTGAGGCGTCGGCTGGACGGCCGATCCATTGTGTCGTGCCCCAGGCCGACCCGGTCCAATAGCTTGCGCAACGGTTCTCCCAGCTCGGCGGCGCGTTGCTGGCACCGCCGCTGGAATTCTTCCTCCGACCACATCCCCCGGCCTTCCTTGTTTCTCTAGCCTCTTAGGCTAACACGTTTTTCCGAAAGTTTGCGATCACCAATCGGCTGATTTTCCTAAAATTTGCCGCAACGGCCGCCGGTTCGCGGGGCGCCTCTCGCCGGCAATCCGGCAATTTAACGATTGACGCCGCCGAAATCTTGCGACCAGATTGCCGGCATGTACTCGACCGCAGAGCTGGTGGTGTTGGCGCAGGCCTATATCGCCTGGGCCGATATCTCAATCTCCCGGATGGGCGAGCTTGCCGCGAACAACGATAAATTGTTCCACCGGCTGTTCGCTGGGCTCGATTGCTACGCCAGTAGCGCCGAGCGCGCGTCGCGGTGGTTTCACGAAAATTGGCCGGACCAACTGCCTTGGCCGCCGGGAATCCGGTCGAGGGCGTGCCGGCGGCGGGTGAGTAAGGCGGCGGCGGGGCGTGCCGTAAACGCCTAAACCCTTGGATTTGGGGAGCGGAGGTGCCGATGCTCCACCAGCCGACCATTCGCGGCCTCGCCCGCGGCTTTTCGAGCCAGCCGCCGCGACCGGGGTTCTACGACAGCCGGCTGGCCTACTGCCGGGCCTTTGCTTTGGCGCTCGCCCTCTCGCTCGGCGCATGGGCGGTGATTGGGCTGATTGTCTGGCGGGCGCTGTCGTGAGTGATGCTCGGCGGCGCTGGTCGGCGCTGGCTGACTGGATCGAAGAGCGGATCGAGGAGCCCTCGGCAATGTCTGATGACGCCCCGCTTGGTATGCACCCGGGTCCCGGCGTCCGCGTGCGGCCGCTGAACCGGCGGGCCACGATCACCGAGCTCGTCGAGGACGCGGCGACCGGCTGGTGGAACCTCTCGGCCAGCTTTGATGACGCCAGCGGTCAGTGTCAGGAGATCTTTCTGTCGACCGCGCACCGCGCCGGCTCCGAATTCGATGCGCTGGTGCACGACGGCTGCATCCTCATCAGCCGCGATTGTCTGCAGCGCGGGCTGTCGGCGGCCGATCTGGTGCGCGGTCTGTCGGATCGGCCGCCCTCGCTCTACGCCAAGGCGCTGGGGATTTGCGCCGCCGAAGAGGATCGATTGCGATTGGAGCTGACCCCGTGAAACGCAGCACCAGAGGCGGCGGCCGCCCGCAATTCCGTCGGCCGAGTTTGGGGCAGCTCGAGGCGGGGCTCGCCGTCGGGCACCCGCGGCCGTCGGGCCCATCGTCGGCGCCGGGGGTTGTCGAGAGCCTCGATTTGCGCCGGCTGGTCGCTGCCGCGGTCGAGGGGCAGCTCGGCCTTCTGCCGTCGGAGCTGACGATCGACCAGCTCGATTTCGCGGCGCTCGCCGGCCGCATCGGCGGTGAGGTCGTGCGGCAGCTCGCGCGCCGCGGCCTGGTCGCCGATATCCGGCCGGGCACTGACTTCGCATGAAAACCTTATGGCTCGGCGCCGACGAGCGGTGCGCCATTGCCCGGTTGCGCGCCAAGGCCGAGGCCGCGCCGCTGGCGCCCGACGCGGTCGCCGTCGCCGCCGCCCGCCGGCGCCGCGGCCAGACCCCGCCCTTGCCGATCCCGTTTACCCTCGTTCTGCCCGACGGGTTTCGCGTCGCTTTTACGATCGAGCGGCACCCGTCGGGGCCCGAGCGGCACCTGGTCATTTGCGGCGCCGGGCATCCCGCCCAGGTCGCGATGCTGCTCGCCGAATTCGGCTTTCTCGGCGGCTGGCGCGAGTTGCCGGTGTGGATCGAGGCCTCCGGCGGCGGCCGCGGCCGCGCCGTCAATATCGCTGAGCCGCTGCCGCTGCCGGTGGAGCTCGAAATGCTGGTCGCGCCGCCCGAGGACGGCGAGGAGGTCGAGGACCTCGAGGTCGACGAGGAGGCCGCGTGAAGCCGCTACCACCGCTCTGTTCCTTTCCGCCATGGACCAAGCCCATGACCGACATCCCACCGGCGCCGCTCGACAAGCCGATCCTGCTCAATGCGACGCAGGCGGTCTGTGATGTCGTGCGCGAGCTCGGCCGCCAGCATGGCCGCCCGCTGGCGGCGGCCAAGGCGGGCCAGCTGTTGCAGGCGATGGTCTCGCGCCACGCGCGCGGCGGTCTCGCCTGGTCGCGCGACGATCTGGTGCAGGCGGCCGCCTTTCTGTTGGCCGCGGTCGAACTGCTCGACGAGGGCGGCAATCCCGATGCGGGCGCCGATCCGCACGATCCGTATCGCAACGACCGTTTCCCGGAGCGCGCCTGCGATTATTGCGGCAAGCCGTATCGCGGCCCGGCGGTCTATTGCTCGCACGATTGTGCGACGGCCGATGCCTGAGCGCGACCAGGTCCTGACGGTGCTCTGGCGCCGCTTGTCGGTTGCCAGCAAAACCACCGGCATTCCGCGCGGCGCTCTGCTGACCGGGCTGTTGGCCCGGCTGTTCGAGGGCGCGACCGAGATCGAGCGGGCGGAATTTATCGGGCTGTTGGCTGATCTGTTTGAGCCGCAGCCGGTGTCGGCGCCGGTGACGCTCGGCGACCAGCCGATCGAGGCGCGTTATATCGGCCGCATGCAGTGGATCGGCCGCATCCTCGACCAGCTGTTCAATGGCCAGATCGGCGGCCGCGAGCGGATGATCGGCTTCATTCTGCTGGTGTTCCCGTTTGGCGACCACGAGGGCCGCTGCAACTATCTGTCAAACGGCGCCGATCGGCGCGACGTCGTCGTGCTGCTTAAAGAACAGCTCGCGCGCTTTGAGGGCATGCCCGAGCTGCAGGGGCGCGCATGAGCGGCGAGCTCGCGACTGCGGCGAAGCGACCACGGGGTCGGCCTCGGCTCGACGGGCCGCCCAAGCCCGCCAAGCGACCACGGGGTCGGCCTCGGCTCGATGGGCCGCCCAGGTCCCTGATCACCGCCAGACTACCGGCGGCCCTTAAAGCGCAAATCGAGCGCGATGCGCGGCGCGCGCATCGATCTGTCACAAAAGAATTCGAGCGTCGCCTCAGTGAAAGCTACGCTTCCGAAGAAAATTACGGTGGCCCACAAATGGCCGCGCTCTTTCGTGAATTGGGCGCGGCGGCATGGGCAATCGAAACGCGGAAAAATCGCGGCCCATGTTTCGAAGACTTCAAAACTTTTCATTTGGTCATGTATAGGTGGCAGGAAATTATGCGGAGCCGGACGCCGCAGCCCACATGGGCCGAATTCGACTGCGCCAATTGCGGCATGCACATTGTCAGTCTCGGCCTGGTGGAGCCGCCGGCGCATCGGCAGTGCGCGCATTGCCAGTGGTTCGCGGGCTGGATCGACGATCCGCAATTGTGCCGCATCCTCGATCCCGACAATCGACGCAGGCCTCCGCGCAAGGGGGGCGATGGCAGCGCGTCGTGAGGCGGCCGAGCTCGGCTGGCGCCTCGGCGAGCGCATGCAGAGCCTCGCCGAGGAAATACTGCCACGCGGCCGCCGCGAGGCGCGCTGGTGGCGGGTCGGCTCGTTGGCCGGGGAAGAGGGCCAGTCCTTGGCGATCGTGCTATGGGGCGCCCGGCAGGGGCATTGGCGCGATTACGCATCGGGCGATCGCGGCGACGCGCTCGACCTGGTCGCCGGCGTCGTGTGCGACGGTAATCTATTGCGGGCAATGGACTGGGCGCGCCAATGGCTGCGCCTGCCCGAGCAACAGCGGCCATTGCCCGAGCGGCGCGGCCCGCGGCGCACTGACGACGACGAATTCGCCGCCAAGCGCCGCACTGCGCTAAAAATCTGGCTCGCCGGCATGCCGCTGCAGCGCGGCGATGTGGTCTGGCGGTACCTGGAGGGGCGCGGCATCGATCTGGCGCGGTTGCCGCGCTTGCCCGGCGCGTTGCGTTGTCACCCCGGCCTGTGGCACTGGGAGCACAAATGCTACTGGCCGGCGATGGTCGCGGCGATCGCCGGCGCCGATGGCAAGCATTGCGCCACGCACTGCACCTGGCTCGCCGAGCGCAACCTCGCTTGCGAGGACCGCCCGATGGTCGGCAAGGCGCCGATCGGCCAGGCCGCCAAGCGCACCCTGGGCGGTTATAGCGGCGGCTGCATTCGGTTGTGGCGCGGCGCTGGGCCGCGATCTTGGGACGAGCTCGACGGCGGCCAGACCCTAGTCATCAGCGAGGGCATTGAGGACGGGCTGTCCTATGTGACGCGGTTTGACCCGCGTTGCCGCCTCGCCGTCGCGGTGTCGCTGTCGGCGATGCTGGCGCTGGAATTGCCGCCGCAATTCGAGCGTGTGTGCATTCTCGCGCAATCCGATGCGCCGGGCTCCGCGGCGGCGCGCACGCTCGACCGCGTCATCGAGCGCTGGGAAGATCAGGGGCGGCGCGTCTTTACTGCAGCGCGCCACGCGATCGTCAAGGATCTCAATGAACTGATCACGCACCCGCTAATAAACACCGGGGGATTCGCAGGTGGCGGAAGATGACAAGAAGGTTGTTAACTTCGACTTCTTTCAAGAGCGCAAAGCTACTCGCGACCGCGACCGCTACGAGGACGACGATGGCGGTGGCGGCGGCCCGCCGATCGGGCCGCCCGGTGGTGATGGCGCGACGCCGCGCGCGCCGTTCGGCACCGAGCTCATGCTCTCTCACGAGCTCAGTAAGGAGCTCGGCGACGATTGGATATGCGCTTGGCCGTCGAAAACCTGGTACCGCTGGGATGGCCGGCGCTGGGATGGCGCCCGCGGTGATTACCTGATCCAACAGATCGCGCAGCAGGTCGCGCTGCGCCTTGCGGTGTGGATTGAGGAAAAGGATAAGCGCACGGCGCGGTCGCTCTGTCGCTCGGCGACGATCAGTGGCGCGATCACGTTGATTTCGTCGCAGCAGCGCCACGCGGTATATGATGGCGAGCTCGACCAGGAGGACGACTGGGAAATCAACACGCCCGACGGGCTGTTGTATCTCAAAACCGGGTTTCTGGCGCCGCATGTGCGCAGCCGCATGCTGACCCGGCTCACTGGCGCCTCGCCGCGCCCCGACGCCGAATGTCCGCGCTGGATGCAGTTTCTCGACGAGGTCACCGGCGGCAATCGGGGCCTGCAGGAATATTTGCGGCGCATGGCTGGTTACTTTCTCACCGGGTCGATTACCGAGCATAAAATCTTTTTTCTCTACGGCAAATCGCGCACCGGCAAGACGGTGTTTCAAAACATCTTGGTCGAATTGTTGGGCGACTACGCCATTGCCGCGGCGATGGATATGTTCATCGTTGCCGAGGGCCAGCGGCACCTGACCGAGCAGATGGATTTATGCGGGCCGCGCCTGGTCATTGCCAGTGAGACGCAAGAGGGCAAACGCTGGAATGACGCACTGCTGAAACAGATCGCCGGCGGCGATCCGATGCGGGCGCGCAAAATGCGCGAGAACACGGTGCAGTTCCGGACGCACTGTAAATTGCTATTGGGCGGCAATCACCGGCCGCGCATGCGCCCGGGCGACGACGCAATGCGGGCGCGGTTTATCGTGCCGCCGTTCGGCTTTCGCCAGCCGGTGCTCGACAAGGATCTCACCGACAAGCTCCGCGGCGAGCTGCCCGGGATTTTCAAATGGGCGATGACCGGCGCCCTCGAATTGCACAACGGGGCCAGTCTCGACCTGTCGGCCGCGCCGCTGGTGATCCGTGAGGCGACCGACGAATATTTCGAGTCGCAGGACACGATAAACCACTGGATCGACGCGTGTTGTGAAAGAGGCGGCCGCGAGTTTTTCGCGACGACCGAGGAGCTCTATAAAAGTTTCAAGGGCTGGTGCGAGCGCGCCGGTGATCGCTGGCCGCTGCCGATGTTCATCTTCGCGTCGCGGCTCGCCGATGTCGACGGCGTCGAGCATCATCGGCCGAGCGGTCGCAAGGCGCGCGGGTTTGTCGGGCTGCGGCTCAATGATCGGCAGGACGACTTTATGTGACGGCGACATCGAGGGGTCGGCTCCCGGGCGGGGGCCGGCCCCTTTTTTGTTGGAGGAGGGCGGATGATCAGCGAAATACGCGTCGGCGATTACACGCTACGCCGGATCGAGGCGAGCCTGCAGGGCGGGCCGCCAGGATATCGACCGATCGCTCGCATTCAGATCGTACATAAAGGCGGCTTCGTCGACTATGACGAGGAGGTGGTCGCGGCCGCGCTGCACTGGCTCTTGCCCGAGCTGCCGATATGACCGAGGTCGCTCTATTCGAGGCGACCGATCGCGCGCTGATGAAACTGATCCAGGGGGAACATTTTTGCGAGATGACGGGCGCGCCGTGCCGTGATCCCGCCGCGTGCCAATGCTTCCGGGAAAAAATAGACCATGTCGCGAACGAGGAGGAGATGAGCGATCGACTCCCCGGCGGCGGGCAGCTGGTGATAACCGGCGTGCCATCTCTGCAGAGCCTGAGCGCCGGATTGACCCTAGAGGAGTTCCGCAACGCGGTGATTGGCCTGCTCTGGCAGAGTTTGCATGAGGGTAAGCCGGCGACCCTAGACGAGCTCCGCGACGCGCTGATCGGCCTGCTCCGGCAGGCGATCGATGGCTGACTCGCCGCCGGCCCCGGCGCCGGTGGAGGCGGCGCTCGCCGGCCACCGCGACAAGCCGCGCATGCAGCTGTTGCGGTGGCGGTCGATCAAGAAAGGGTTCGTTGTCGGGTTTGCCGACGTCGAGTTGCCGATCGGGTTGAAGATCGTCGACGTGATGGTCGTCGCCAAGGATGGCCGGCTATGGGCCAACTTGCCGAGCCGCCCGCGGTTGCGCGGCGGGCAGCTCGAGGTGGGCCACGATGGCCGGCCGGTTTATGAGGCGGTGCTCGGCTGGCGCTCGCGCGAGCTCGGCGACGAATTCTCTCGGCGGGTGATCGACCTGGTGCGCGAGGCGCACCCGGCCGATCTGCCGCGCGGGGCGGTGGCGGCCGACTAAGCGCCACGCGGTGTGGCGATACCGGCGCGCCGATACTGCAAGAAGATCAGCCCTAAAAAGGCTCCGGCGAGCAGCAGCAATGTGCTCGGCTCGGCCACCGCGACGCCGATCAGCTCGATCGTCGCGTCGACGCTCTGACCCGGCGCCGTGAACGTCGCGATGAATTCCGCCGCGTCATTGGTCGCCGGCCCCACCGGGATCACGCCGGAGGTCGCGCTATCGGTCCCAAGAAAGGTTTCGGTGAATTCCGTTGCGCCGCCCGGTCCCAGCGCCGAGAGCGTCACCGGCCCGGCGCCGCCGATCAGCGCGTTGACGGTCAGCGCCGCAAAGACATTGCCGCCGGGGAAGCTCAGCCCGGCCTGGCTGATATCGACGGTCAGCGTATCGGGGCCGGTGATCGCCCCGCTGGTCACCGTCAATTCGGTCGCGCTCAAATCGGGCTGCGGCAACAGCGGATCGCCGGACGCGGCCATCGAGATCGCCGAGAAGCCGGCGGACGAGCAGGTATGTGCCAGGCTCCCGGTGCCGCCATCGGTGGCGGCGCAGGCGCCGAGCGGGCCGCTGAGCGTATCGCTGGCGGTTTCGATCAAGGTTGCCCCGGCGGGGCCGGCGGCCAATACGGACAGCGCCAGTGATGCGAGTAGTTTACGCAACATTTGCTTAACCCCTTTAAGGCTGATTCGGACCGATCCTTGGGCCGGCGCAGAGCGTAGCCTTGCCTTGGGTCTGCCGCAATCGATAACCGCCGGTAATCGCTGCACCGTGCAGCGATTATTCTCGGTTGTGGGAGGTGATAATGGCGACGGGGGTTAGGATCGACGGTTGATCGCCGCCGGTCCCGTTGGCGTTCTCATCCCGTTCTGGTGCCTGGCCGCCCGGCCCGTGAGCTGGCGTTCTCATTTGCCCCCTTTATGCCGCATTCCGTTCTCATGCCTGGCCCGCCTGGCCCGTGACCCCTGGAGGTTTTGCTGCGATGCCAACGGGTTAGCTAGTGGTGCCAGAGGTGCCAGGCAAAATACATTAGATACGCTAACCCGCGCGCGCGCACGCAGGTGAGTCGCCTGATAAGGAAGCCTGGCACCTCTGGCACCAATTTACAGTTCGCGTCCGTGCGATGATTAAAAATAGGGGTAAAATTCATGGACCTGCGTGGTTCGAAGACGGCGCTCGACGAGGCGGTCGCCGCCTACCGCGACCGCGAGCTCGCCGAGCTGCCCGCCCAGCTGAGCCTGTTCGACGCCTCGGCCTCGGCCGGCGGCGAGGCCTCGGCCGAGGCCTCGGCGCCGGGCGGCGCGGTTGTGCCGCGTGGGCCCGGCCGGCCGCCTGGTGCGCGCAACCGGCGCACCGACGAGGCGGCGCGGATTTATATGTCCGAGTTTGGCGATCCGCTCCGGCGCGGTGTCCAATTGGCCGCGCTGCCGCTCCTTGCACCCGGTGTTGTGGAAGGTTTGAGCCAGCGGCTAAACTGCTCGCGATTGGAGGCCGCGCGCTGGTGGGCCTCGATTTACTCGGCAACTCTGCCGTTCCTCCATCAGCGCCTGGCAACGCTCGAAGTAAAGCCAGCCGGAAGTCCCGACGGCAACGATCCGGTATCGTGGGCCTTTTCCGACGGCGAATTGATCGACGCCAGCGCCGACCCGCAAAATGGGCCGGACAACGGCTGATTTCTGCGCTCGCGCGGTCACACCGCTACTGCACTGTGACCAACTGCGGTTTTCTACCAGCGCGCGCAAAAAGAAGAACCCGGCGATTTGCCGGGTCTGTTCTTGAGGTTTCAGCCAACCGTAAATCATTTACAGTTGGCGAGCGGCGCAAAAAGTTCGCCGCTCAGTCCCAGGCCTGGAGGTCGCCGAACGGGTCGCGAAGGTAAATCCGCAGGCGCAGGCCGCCGCGGCTGCTCCGCGCTTCCGTGGCGAGGCAGGCGGCTTCTTTCCGGTCCTCGCACGGCGTCGCGAACACCAGGCGCTGGCCGTCGGGGCTCAACACGGTGAGGTGCCAGGTCGGGCGCTGGCCGCGGGGGTAATGGCGGCCGCACGGGGCGCTCACGGCGCGCTGTCCCGGTCGAGGATGCGCTTTACCTGCTGGCGGTGCAGGGTGCGCCCGTGGGCCTCGGCAACGGTTTCGGCGATCTTCCGGTAGCCGAGGCCGGCGGCGCGCAGCTGCCGCATCGTCGCGAGCATCGCTTGCTCGGCCGGGTCCTCGGCTAGGTCGCCGTCCGCGGTTATGGTGAAACCGAACGGCGCCCGGGTCCCGCCGCGGAACCGGCCGCGCTTGGCCTGGTCGCGCTTGACGTCGCAGATCCGCTCGCGGATGCGGTGGCGCTCGGCCTCGGCGACCGCCGAGAGGATCGTAAAGACCAGCTTGCTGACGCCGTTGCCGGTGACGTCGCCGCCCAGGTCGATCATGTGCAGGCTGACCCCGCGGTCCTGCAGGGTCTGAAGGACGTCGAGGGCGTTTAGCGCGCTTCTAAACATCCGGTCGAGTTTCGGGGTGATCACCGTGTCGCCGGGCTGCAGCCGGGCCAGCAGCCGCCGGCCTTCCGGCCGGTCGGCGAGCGGCGTCGAGCCGCTGACGCCGCGCTCGACGTGGATTTCGGCCAGGTCCCAACCGTGCTGCAGGGCGTAGCCTTGGATTTGCCGCTCTTGCGTCCCGAGGCTTTCGCCCTCATCAGCTTGGCGATCCGTGCTTACTCTTATGTAACCATAGGTAGCCATCGCGCCTAGGCCGTCCGCCGGCTTGGCCGCTGGCGCAGCAGCACCAGGCAGGCCTGCAACCGCAGCCAATCCTCGGGGGTGTTGTGCCAGGTGTGCAGCGAGAGCGCGACCGCCTGGTTGCGGGTGATCTGGCGGCTTTGGCCGCGCGAGACGAAGCGGCCGGCTTCGTCGGGGGTCATGTCGCGGATGTGAGTGATGTCCTCTACGTCGCGCAGCTTCATCGGGGTCATCGGAAGGTCCTTTGTCCACAGTGCTAAAGCGGTGTGACCACACATGGGGCGCGCCTGTCACATCGCAAGCGGTGTGGACGTGGGAATCTGTCGGAAACGTCTGAATTCTCGGTAAACTGGAGGGAGATCAATGGGTCGGCAAACGACATGGACGCCGGCGAGCGTCAGGCGGGCGGTGGAGCTCGGCTTGGAGGGGTTGGGCCCGGCCGCGGTCGCGCGGCGCCTCGGTGTCCCGCCCGGCCGGGTCAGCGCGCTGTTCTCGCGGTTGCGCGCCGAGGACGAACCGGCGCCCGCCCCGGCTCGCGCGCCGCGGGGGCGCAAGCCCAGCCCGTGGGATGCGCCGCCGGAGCGCCGTGAGCGGGTGCTCGACCTGGTCGCGCAGGGCGTCACCTTTGCGGTGATCGCCGAGCAGCTCGGCACGACCAAGAGCGCGATTGCCGGCCTGGTAGGGCGAGCGCGCGCCCAAGGCGAGGCCCGCGCGCATATCAAGGACGTGCGGGCCGAGTTGGCGGCCGCCGAGCGCGGCGAGGCGGTGCCGGGCTTGGTGGAGCGGTTGCGCTGGGATGTCGTGATGGCCGGCGGCTGCCGCTGGATTTACGGGCACCCGCGGCCCGATCCCGGCGAGGTGGCCGATTGGCATTGGTGCGGCGCGCCGCGGGTCACCGGCTTGTCCTATTGCCCGGCGCATGCGCTTGCCGCCTACCAGCGGACCCCGCGGGAGACGCCGCCGGAGACCGGGGTATGAAGGCGCGGCGGCACCGCTCGCCGGCGGCGGGTGCGCCGGACGAGGTCCGACCGACCGCGGAGCGCCGGCGGCACGGCAAGATCGAGCGCTCGACCGGCGCGGTGCTTGACGTCAACGAGGAGCCGGGGCGGCCCTTTAGGGCGTTGGGAACGCTGGACATAATGTTCCGCGCCGGCAGTATCACCCGGGAAATGCGCCGTGCCGGGGATCGGTTTCATGGCGAATTCGTTCGCGCTGGACTTGATCCTTTGGCGGCCAGCGATCCGACCCGGTTGCCCGTGCTCGTCACCGGCGGGGCGGCCCGGCGGGGCGGGCCGGCCGGCGGCAGCGAGCATGCCCGGGCGCTGGTCGGGCGGGCGTTGGCGGTGCTCGGCGGCTCCGACTCGACGCTCGGCTCTTGTGCCTATCACGTCCTCGGCCGGGAGCTGTCGCTCCGCGAATGGCAGATTTATCGAATGCCGAATCGCCACCAGCCGGTGAATTTCGCGAGCGGGATCCTGGTCGGGGCCTTGGACCTGCTCAGAATCCATTACGATAGCGGGGGGCGCCGACGGCTGAGTTGACAGCTTCAAATTTCGCTCCGCATCATAAAAACGTAATGGTCGAGGGGTGCACCCCGCGGCCGGACTAAACCGAGAACAGGCCGCCCCGGACCCGGGAGCGGCCGTTTTTGTGGGCGTTTTCCGGTGGAGCGATGGCGGGCCCCGCGGAATATCAACCCGACGGCGTGCAGCTGCGGGCCTTTCTCGCATCAGACGCTTTTGCGCGGGCGTTGATCGGGCCGGTCTATGCCGGTCGCAAATCGTGTTGCGTGCAGGACATCCTGCGGCGCGCGACGATGCAGCGGTATGGCCGGCAGCGGCACTGGCGCTGGCTCGTCGTGCGGCCGACGCGCGCCGAGATCGAGCGTTATGCGATCCCGGCGGTCAAGCGGTGGGTCCGCGAGGGCTGGTGGCGGCAGGAGCGCGGCTGGCGCTTTGCGATCGAGTACACGCTCGGCAGCGACGGCGTGAAGCGGCTGCTCGAGCTCGACTTCCTCGGCATGGACGACGCCGGCGACCGCCGGCGCCTGGCCGCCGGCGGGGCGACCGGCGTCTGGCTCGACGAGGCGCGCAACCTATCCGAGACGGTGTTCGAGGACGCGGTGCGCGCCGCCGGGACCTATCCGTCGCCGATCGATGGCGGCATCGCCTGGTCGGGTGTGATCTGCTCGTCGCGCATGCCGGCGCCGGGCCATTGGCTGGTCATCCGTCCCGGCGAGCCGGGTGATCTGGCGCTGTTCCGCCAGCCGGGCGGCCGCACCGAGAAGGCGGAAAATCTGCCGGCGCTAAACCGCCGCAAGTTTTCTTATGCGGAGTTTGCCCGCGAGCGGCACCCGGATTGGGTGCGGGTCAACATCGACGCCGAGCTCGGCGCCTCGGCCTCGGAGACCGCCGCCGAGGAGGTGCGCGCCGGGTCGCGCGCGTCGCTCAAACGGTTTGTCGGGACGATCTCGCCGGATTTGCGGCCGGCGGCGCACCACGAGCTGCTGATCGGCAAGCTGGAGGACCTCGCCGCCGGCCGGATCAAGCGGCTGATGTTCTTTCTGCCGCCGGGCGCCGCCAAATCGACTTATGGGTCGATCCTGTTCCCGCCGTGGTATCTCGGCAACAACCCGGCGGCCTCGGTGATCGGCGCCTCGCACGCGACGGAGCTCGCCATGCGATTTGGCCGGCGGGTGCGCAACATCGTCGGCTCGCCGCCGTTCCGCGACATCTTCGGATTTGGTCTCAGCGGCGATTCCGGCGCCGCCGGGCGCTGGGAAACCAGTCGCGGCGGCGAATATTACGCGGTCGGCGTCGACGCTTCGGTCACCGGCCGCCGCGCCGATCTCGCCATCATCGACGACCCGGTCAAAGGCTTCGCCGAGGCCCAGAGCCTACCGATCCGCCAACACGCGTGGGATTGGTACAAGGCGGACCTGTGGCCAAGACTCAAGCCAAACGCGGCGCTGCTCTACATCGGCACCCGCTGGCATGACGACGATCTGGCCGGCCGGTTGCTCGAGGACGCCAAAACCGGCGGCGAGCAATGGGAGGTGGTTTCGCTCCCGGCGATCGCGGTCGCTGGCCGCGAGGATCCGCTGGGCCGCGTCCCGGGCGAAAGGTTGTGGCCGGAGTGGTTCACCGAGGCAATGCTGGAGACCGCCCAACGCGAGCCGCGGACCTGGTCGGCGCTCTACCAGCAGGAGCCGATGCCGGAATCCGGCGATTTCTTCAAATCGGATTGGTTTCGTTGGTACGACAGCGCGCCGCCGCGCGACGAGCTGCGGACCTATGGCGCGTCGGATTGCGCGGTCAGCAAGGACGAGGGCGACTTTACGGTGCACCTGGTCGCCGGCGTCGACCCGGCCGACGACCTTTATCTGCTCGATTTGTGGCGCGACCGGGTGTCGAGTGATGTTTGGGTCGACGCGCAGCTCGACCTGATCCAGTTGTGGAAACCGCTCGATTGGGCCGAGGAAAAAGGGCAGATCGCCAAGGGTGTCGGGCCGTTCCTCACAAAGCGTGCGCTGGAGCGGCGGGTTTATGTGCACCGCCGCCAATTCCCGACGGTTGGCGACAAGGCGGTGCGCGCGCAGGCGATCCGCGGCCGCACGGCGCAGGGCAAGGTGTATCTGCCGCGCCGCGCGCCGTGGGCCGCTGGTTTCGTGCAGGAATTGCTGCGCTTCCCGGCCGGCACGCATGACGACCAACTCGACGCGTTTGCGCTTATTGGCGTCATGCTCGACCGGCTGGTGCCGGGCAGCAAGCCTAAACCAAAGGAGCCGATCCGTTGCGCGGACCAGATGACAATGGACGAGCTCCTATCGCTCGCCGGCCCCGGCGGCCGGTTCGGCCGCAGCCTCGGCGGGGGCCTGCAGCAGCGAATTCAGTAACCGTTCAGCGGGCTGACGGGACGGTAGTTGCCAATGTGCGCCCGGAGGTCGTCCGCGCGCGCGGCGGCGAGCCGGGCTGCTTGCATTGCGTGATTTATTTGCTGGTCAGCGATCTGGTCGACGAGGGCCACCTCGCGGCGATCGACGGGGTGTTGCGGGTCGCCGAGGCGCTCGCGGCGCTGATCGCCAATTTCAGCGACGAGGTGCAGGCGATTGTTCTGGAAGGGGTGCTCGATCTGATCGAGCAGAAGGTGCGCGAGGCGCCGCCGCCCCCGGTGGTCGGGCACGCCTAAACGGCAAGGGGTGCGGGTGAAGTGCTGTATTACGTCCTGATCATTCTCCTGATCCTGGTGCTGGTCGGCGCGTTGCCGCACTGGCCCTACAGCGCCGGCTGGGGCTGGGGGTATTACCCATCGGGCGGCGTCGGGCTCATCGTTCTGATCTTGATCGTCCTGTTGCTGGCGGGGCGGCTATAGGCCAGCGATGATAATCTCGGCGCCGCTCGCGGATCCCGGTGTATGGGTCGCCGATCGCGAGCGCGTCGAGACGGTCACCAAGCAAATTCTACTGCAGACGATCATGCCGAGCATGATGCGGGACGATATCCACGTCACGCTCAATGCGCTGGCGGTTGGCCTGGCCTGCGTCTACGTCACCGCCGGCGCCCGCCGCGACCGGCGCCGGGCCTGGGCGTATTTCACCAAGGCGCTTGAGCACAGCTGCACGGCGCTGGTCGATCAGCTGCGGGCGCCGCCGCGGCATCGCTATGTCGGCGAGGTGTTCTGTGTCGGCGACGAGCAGCCGTGGTTCAATTGGTGGGTCGGCGCCGCCTACGACAGCGCCGCGCCGTGCCTGCCCAATGGGGGCGCCAAGGGAACCGGCCAGAGCCTAAAGGATCGTTTTCTGTTCGCTGGCATAACGCCCGGCAGCTACAGCCGGCGCCGTGAGGAGGCGCGCCTCGAGGCGCTGCTCGCGCGCCTTAACTGGCGCGCGACTGGTGACGTCCCGGAGCAAAAGCGTGACCCGAATATTCTGGACGGCGATCATGCGGCAGCGGCTGGAGGAGTATGACCGGGCCGGGCTGACGCCGCGCGCGATCGCGGCGAAATTGGGGGTGCCCCAGGGCCTGGTGCGCAGCCAATTGACGCGGTTGCGGCGCAAGCGGCAGGCCGCCGCCGTGTTCGAGGAAGCCGTCATCCTCGGCGTGGCGCTGGCGGCGTTGGCGTTCGCGCTCGCGCTCGCGCTCTCGACCGGCTTGGCGCAGGCGCCGCTGCACGGCTACGACCGGCTGAAAGGGCTACTCAACCGGGGGCCGGCGCCGCCGCCGGTGCCCCATATCCTCGCCACTGCCGTGACGCCGTCGGCGCCGGTGGTTTCCGACGAGGCGCCGGTCGGCGCGCCGCTCGCGCAGCTCAGTGCGCAGATGAGCGACGGCTCCGCATTTGGCGGTTATTTCGGCTTTGGCCCGCCCCACTACGACGCCGGCGGCTGCGTCGCGGTTTCCGGTCACGCGCTGATCCTGGCTTGCGGTCTCGACCCGTCGATCGACCGGTTACGCGCGACGGTTGTCGCCGTGGCGCCGCGCCCATCCACGCGATAGCGGCTCCCCACAAGCAACGGAGGGTTTGCCCATGCTGCGCCACTTGGCTCGCGGCGCCCTGGTGCTCGGCTTACTGGCGCCGCTCGCCGCGGCGGATAATCCGCATCGGCCGCATATTCTGCCGCCGCCGGCGCCCGGCAGCACTGATCGGCCGGCGCCCGCGCAGGCCGCGAGCGCCGGCTTTGACGCGCTGATCTTCGAGACCAATTTCAGCACGGTCAAAAACTTGACCGACGTGTTTTCGTGCCTCGGCGGCGACCAGTCGAAACCGTGGAAGCAGGGCCTCTGGTACGAGGCCAATGAGGCCACCGGCATGGCGCCGTGTTCGCAGATCACGCTCGCCCAGGACGCGGCGCTCGGCGGCCAGGCGCTCGACCTGGCTTGGCTGGCGGCCGGCAACAAGGACTCGGTCGACAATACCGCGATCACGACGTTCCCGATCGACACGGTCAGCCCGCATTTCGCGTTCCATCGCGGCTATGTCGAGGTGGTCGCGCGCGCCACCAACCCGACCAATGCGGGGATTTGGGCGTCGAGTTGGATGCTCGGCGACGGCGCGGTCATCAGCGACAATATTCCGCCCTTTGTGTTCACCGTGCCATTGGTCGAGCTCGACATCGCTGAATTGCACGGGGTGTCGCAGCTCGACTCGGCGATTTACGAATCGCCGCAAGGCGGCACCAATCAATACATTGGGCCCAATAACAACCCGACGACGGGTTTCGATTTCTCGGCGCCGCATGTCTACGGGTTTTTGTGGGAGACGTTGGGCCAGGGCAAGGGCGGCCAGGTCTGCAGCTATCTCGACAACGCGTTGCGCGGTTGCGCGCCGACGACGGCGTCGACCGAGGGGCAGCCGTTCTTTCTGATCCTCAGTGTCGGGTCGGGCTGCAATTTCACACCCGGCGACCGGACCTGCATGGCGGGTCTGGCGCGCTCCGATCTGTTTGTCTCGCGCGTCTCGGTATGGGGCGCCGCCAAGGGCAATATCGAGTGACGACTGGGGCCGAATAAAAAACGGGGGGTTTAATGGCCGATCGCAAGCCGATCCTCTGCCTCGATTTCGACGGGGTGTTGCACTCCTACACGAGCGGCTGGCAGGGCGCGGCGGTGATCCCGGACCCGCCGGTCGAGGGCGCCGTCGCCTTTCTGCAGCGCGCGGTCGAGGCCTTCGACGTCGCGGTGCACAGCTCGCGTTCCGCCGAGGGAAACGGTCCCGCGGCGATGCGCTTTTGGTTGTGGAACGTGTTGCGTGACGGCGGGTTGCGGCCGGACGAAGCGACCCTGATGGTCGAGCGGCGGATCGGTTTCCCGCGCGACAAGCCGCCGGCCTTTGTGACACTGGACGACCGGGCGCTGACCTTTACCGGCCAATGGCCGGCGGTCGAGGAATTGCTGGCGTTCGAGCCCTGGTGGAAACGGAGCTAGACGACGATCTGCCGGACGATTGGCAGGCGCAGGATTCGTGGCGCTCGTATCTGGAATGGTGCGCCGAGATGCGCCGGCGCCTCGGCCGGGGCCGCGACGACGAGGGCCAGCATGACGGAAGTGACACTCGGCAGTTGCCGGCTGATCCTCGGCGACTGCCGTGAAGTGTTGCCGGCGTTGCGCTCGGAATCGGTCGATTTCATCTTTACCGACCCGCCCTACGGCAACAACAACCAGGCGGGCGATCTGCAGAGCGCGCTCGGCAAATTGCGCGGCGCCGGCGGCCCCAATGGCTCCGAGGCCGGCAATCGGCCGATCGCCAACGATGACGCCGCGAGCGCCAATGCGCTGGTCCGCTATCTGTTCGGAGAGGCCGGCCGGCTGTTGCCGCCGGGCGGGTGCTGTGCGGTGTGCTGTGCGGGCGGTGGCGGCGAGCTGATCCAGTTTGCGCACTGGTCGCTGTGGCTCGCCGAGGCGATCGGTTTCAAGCAAATGGTCATTTGGGATAAGGGGCCGATGGGGCTGGGTTGGCATTACCGGCGGTCTTACGAGGTCGTGCTGGTCGGCGAGAAGGGCGGCGCCGCGTGCCGCTGGTTCGACGAGAGCGACACGGTCGAGAACGTCATCCGGCCGGGCGATTATGGGGTCGCCAAGATCATCCCGGCCGCCGGCGAGCATCCGACGGCCAAGAGCCCGGCGCTGGCCGGTCTGTTCATCCGGTTGCACACTGCCGCCGACCACCTGGTGCTCGACCCGTTTATGGGCGGCGGCTCGACGGCGCTAGCGGCGTTGCGCTCGGGGCGCCGGTTCATCGGCATCGAGCTCGACCCGCAATGGTTCGAGCTCACATGCCGCCGCCTCGAGGAGGTATTGGCGCAAGGCGATCTATTCGCTGACGCCTCGCCGCACCGCAAGGCCCAGCAATTGACGCTCGCGGAGCAGGATCCCGGTGATGGGCCGCGACCGGGGTTGCCGCCGCTGCCGGAGGCCTGGTGGCGGCGGCCGCCCGCGCAATTGCGGCTCGACTGGCGGCGGGCCGGATCCTCGGCGCCGCCGCCGCCCTCGGCGCCGTGGGCCGGGCCGCGGCAGCGGGGGCTGTTCTAATGCCCGACGTCTCGCCGATCGCCGCCGGCGGCACGATCGAGGAGCGCTCGGATCTCGGTTCGGGGCCCGATGCGGTCGTGCAATTCTGGAAAACCGAGCTGCGGCTCGCCGAGGACGAAAACGAGACGTTTGTCCGGCGCGGCCGCCAGATCGTCAACCGCTACCGCGACGAGCGCGAGGCCAATGAGGGCCGGATCGCAAAGTACAACATTTTATGGTCGAATATCGAGACCCTGAAGCCCGTGCTGTACGGCAGAACGCCAAAACCCGAGGTCAAACGGCGCTTTACCGACAACGCCGATGAGCAGTTGACGCACCTCGGCGCCGAAATCCTGCAGCGCGCACTCAGCTACGAGGACGACATTGAGGAATTTGACGACGTGATGCAGCAGGTTGTCGAGGACCGCTTGCTGCCCGGGCGCGGCGTCGCGCGGGTGTTTTACGAGTACGAGCTCGGCGACGAGGAGGTCGACCCGACGGCGCCGGTCGACCCGATCGGGAGTGAAGCCGAAGACGACGCGGCTGGCCGCCCGGCTCGCCGGCGGCGAGCCAGGCGGGGGGATGCCGAAACCGCGCCGGCTGCGGCCGCCGATAATCTAGCGCCGCCCCCTGGGCCTGCCAATGGGTCCGCCAATGGGGAGCCCGCCAATGCTGGGGGGCTCGCCGGGATGCCGGGGGCGGCCCCGGCGACGTTTCGCGCGGTGGTCGATGAGCGGGCGCCGGTGCGTTACGTGTTTTGGGAAGACTATCGCGAGACGCCGGCGCGCTTTGAGCGCGAGATCTGGTGGAAAGCCTATCGGTCATTCATGACGCGCAAAGAATTGACCGATCGGTTCGGCAGTAGTATCGGCAAAGACGTCTCGCTCGATTACTCGCCCAAGGGCATCGGCGCCAGCGATCTGGAGGGGCCGCTCGGCGACGCCTTCAAAAAGGCCAGTATTTGGGAGATTTGGGACGGCAAAAAAAAATCGGTCGTGTGGATTGCCGAGGCGCACAACAAGCCGCTCGACGAAAAGCCGGATCCGCTCGACCTCCCCGGGTTTTTCCCGTCGCCGCCGTGTCTGCGGGCGACCGCGACCAATGACCGGCGGGTCGCCGTCGCCGATTATTACGAATATCAGGACCAGGCGGCCGAGCTCGACACCTTGACGGCGCGCATCGACCGGCTGACCCGGGCCTTGAAGGTCGCCGGCGTCTATGCCGGCTCGGAAAAGGCGACGTTGCAGCAGCTGGTTTCCGACAGCAGCGAAAACAAGCTGATCCCGGTCGAGGACTGGGCCGGTTTCGCCGGCGATCGGGGCGGCCTGCAGAACCTCATCCAGTGGTTGCCGGTTGAGCAGATCGCGAAGGTGCTGATCCAGCTTTATGACGCCCGCGAGCGGGTGTTGCGGATCATCTATCAGACGACCGGCATCGCCGACATTCTGCGCGGCGAGACCAATGCGCAGGAAACCCTCGGCGCGCAGCAGCTCAAAACGCAATTCGCGACCCGCCGGATCACCCGCGCGCAAAAGGACGTCGCGCGCTTTGCGCGCGATCTGTTGCGGTTGCGCGGCGCGGTCCTAGCGCGCCATTTCAGCCCCGATACCTTGTCGCGGATGGCCGGGTTGCCGGAACCGCTCCCGACCTTGCCGCCGCCGCCGCCGATGCTGGTACCGGCGCCGCCGCCGGCTTTGCCGGGGGCGGCGCCAGGGCCGGGCGCGTTCATGGCGTCCGCGCCCGGCCCGGGGCCCGCCGGTCTGCCCATTGGGCCGTCCGGCGGGCCTTCCGGCGGGCCGCCTGGGGGGCCGCCTGGTGCCCCACCCATGGCGCCGCCGGTCCCGGGCGCGCGGCTGGCGCCCGATGGAAGGCACTACGTGCCCGACCCGCGGCGGCCGGGTAAATACCTGATGGTCGCTTGAATTGCCCCAGTTGATCCCGGTCGATCACGACCCGTTCGGCGAGGGGGCCGACCCGCTGCTCGCGCCGGGGGCGGCGCCCAACCCGCCGGACCCCGGCTGGGGCAGCATGCTCAGCCAGGCACTCGGTCTCGACACGCTCGCCGATGTCTCGCGCGGCTATGTGCGCGGCCAGGCCGAGCTCGCCGGTCGCGATTGGTCGCAAGAGCCGCTGATCGGGGTCGGCCAGGGCGGCGAGCTGACCGGCCGCATCCCGGCCTTTGCGGGGCAGTTCACATCGGGGCTCGCCGGGCCGGTGCCGGCCGGCGCCTTGGGGGCGGGGCCCGCCATCTTGCGGCGCGCCGGGGCGCTGGAGACGCCGTTCGAGGACGCGGCGGCGCAGGGCGAGTTCGTCGGGCGATTGCGCGATGCGCATCTGGCGCGCGACGACGCGCTGCCGCTGGTCGGCAAGCAGGCGGTCATCGAGCCGCCGCCGCACATCCAGACCGACGCGGACATGACGGGCCTGGTCAACCGTTACGCCGATCTGGCGCAACAGGGGGCGCCGTGGCGCGACTGGTACACGCGCAGCGGCCAGGCGATCCTCGCCGCCGCCGGCGGCGATCCGAGCGCCGCCGATAAGGTCGCCGCAGCCGCGGCGCGAACCTCGACCGGCACCGACGTCGATTCGAACATGCTGGCGGCGATCACGATGCACAACCAGGCGATGGCCGGGGATCCGTTACGGGCCGGGCGCTTCCCCAACCAGATGGGGCCGGCGGTCGAGCGCTATTACTACGGCGGCGAGCCGATCAGCGGCGAGAAGATCAAGCCGTTCATGGGCGCCGTCGCCGAGGAGTGGAACCCCGATTTCGCGCACACTTTTGTCAACGACGTGTGGAACATGCGCTCGCTCGAATACCCGCCCAAGGGCGATTATCAGGCGACCGAGGGCGGCCTCTATGCCGGCTCGCCGACCAACGGCCAGCACAATTTCTCGCGCATTGTCGCCGACCAGGCGGGCGACGAGCTGGCGCGCCGCACCGGGGTCGACTGGAGCCCTAAACAGACGATGGCCGCCACCTGGGTCGCGCAGAAGGCCAAAACCGAGGGGATCCCGCTGCAACAGGCCGCCGGCGATTTTGCCGACGGGCTGCGCAACAATTACGCGCAGCTGTCTTGGGAATCGGCGCCGGGGATGACGACCAACCACCTCCCGGAATTCCACACCGCCGCCCCCGAGGATCGTCAGGCGTTCCATGACGCGATCCGCGGCGCGCTGACCGACGACCAGGGCCGCGATTTGATCGCGCAGCATTTGGGGCTGCTGACCGGGCCCAGCTTCGATGCGCCGGGGGTCTATGCCGGCCGGGTCAACCCGGGGACCCAGGGGCAGGTCGCGCTCGGCCAGGCGCCGGGCGGCTGGCGCGCCGGGGTCGACCCGGCCTCGCGCGATCTAGCTGATACCGGCGAGCTCGTCCGCGGGTTATTGCTGCGGCAGGACGCCGTCGGCTGGCACAAGCCGGCCTATGCCGCCGGGATGGGGTTGAAGGACGCCAACATGGCCGATATCCGGCTCGCCGACGGCCGGCCCCTCTCGCTCGACGAGGCGGGCCGGGTCACCCAGGGTATGGCCGATCGTACCGGCAGCGACTTTTTCAGCCCGATCGGCACGCCGCAAGGGTATCGGCTGTTGAACGTCCCGGAGGCTTCCGGGCTCAATAACCAACAATTTCAACGGCATGTGCGCGATCTCGTCGCGGATGACTTGCATCCCGATGCCGATATCGTACATGCTCGAGCGGACAGCAATTACATTGCCAATGATTGGAAGGCGAACCCCAATGGGCAAGATTTTGTCCGAGCGCTTGGCGGGACCGGACGACCCGATCTACAAAGAGCCGGCGCGCAGCTACTCGCCACACTGGGGCCGCGCGTTTCTCAGATCGAGGAAGACTTCCACGACCGCCTCGGCTGGACCCCCGACCGTGCATCCCGTATCTGGGAAACCAGTCCCGTCATCCAGCGATACCAAGGATCGGTAGTCCCTTCACCCCCCAAGCCGTGGCTGCAGAGGCCGGCGCCGCAAGGTAGCCGGCCTCCGCTTTTGGTGCCGGTCGATCACGACCCGTTCAACCCGCTCGCGGGCGGGGCGTAACCCATGTCTGAGATGCGCGGGCCGGGCGGGGCGCCGGGCGGGGTTTTGGCGCAGGCGATGGCCGGAGGGCCGGCGCCGCCGATGATGGGGCCGGGGATTGGGCCGGGGATGGGGCCGGGCGGCCCGCCGCGGCCGCTCCCGCCGCCCCAAGCGCCGCCGCCGGGACCAATGGCGCCGGTGCCCGGCGGGCCGCCCGGCGGGCCGCCCGGTGGGCCGCTGGGCATGCCGCCGGGGGTGCCGCCGGGGATGATGCTCAACCCGGCCTTTGTGCAGTGGCGCCAGATGGCGCAGGCCTGGCAGGCGGCCAACCAGCAGCGCCGCCAGCAGTTTCTCGGCGCGTGCCGACTCATCCGCGACGACGCGTGCAACGGTTTCAAGATCGATATCCAGGCGGATTCGACGGTGGCCGCCGACGAGCAGGCCGAAAAGGCCTCGCGCACCGAGTTTCTGCAGTCCTTGTTGCCGATGATGCAGCTCCTGTTGCCGCAAGTGCAGCAAAACCCGGCGATCGCGCCGCTCATCAAATCGCTGGTCATGTTTGGCATGCACGCCTTTCCGGCGGCGCGCGATCTGGAGGACGATTTCGAGCAGGCGTTCCGCGTGCTCGCGCAATCGCCGCCGCCGCCGCCGCAGCCGAAGGGCAACACAAAATCGCCGCAGGAGATCGCCGCCGAGGCGGCGACCGCCAAGGGCGACCAGCAGGTCGACGCCGCCAAGGTCCAGGTTGATCAGCAAAAAAACGCCGTCGACATGATGAAGGCCTACACCGACGCGCAGCAGCAGGCGGCGAAGATGCAGCAGGAGGCGCAATTCCGCACCGCCGAGCTCGCCTTGCAGGGGCAAACCATGCAGAACCGGCAGCAGCTCGAGGCGGCGCGTCTGGCGCACCTGACGATGCGCGACACGGCCGGCATCGTCTAACCCCGTCATCCGCGGATTGGCCGCGGGTCTCTCCGGCGCCGGTTAGTTGCCCCCTTTGCCGGCCTGCTGTCCTCGCCGGCCGAGGGGCCCGCCTCGGCGGGTGCCGGCGCTGGGGAGCGATCCCACGTCAAATTTTGTTCGCACAGCTATGCGCATCGGGGCCCAGGTGCGCAGAGGGTAGGGTGGCGCCTGTGGCCCCATGGGCGCCGGGTTGGGCCGTCATTCGGCGCGAGGGGCCTCGCGCCTTTATTCCCATCCAAATCAGGAGACTGGAATGCCGTTTGTCGAAGGCTATCTCGACGAGAAAATCAGCGTTGGGCCAGGACGCCCGTCACACCCGATCGCGCCGGGCGGTCCGGTCGATCCCGGTTATGGCGTGCCGGGGCCGGTCGATCCCGGTTATGGCGTGCCGCTGCCGCCGGTGACGATCTGGCCGAGCCCAGGGACGCCAACGCACCCGATCGTGCTGCCGCCGACCTATCCGGTCGCTCCGGACCAGGGGCTGCCGCAGCCGCCGACCGTCTGGCCGCTGCCGCCGCATCCGGTCGATCCCGGCTATGGCGTGCCGGTGCCGATCGGGCCTGATCACCCGATCTACTATCCGCCGGTCGGCCCCAATAATGATCTGCCGTTGCCGCCCGGCGCCGTCTGGCCGCCGTTGCCGCCGTACGTCTCGACCGGCCCGGTCGGTCAGCTGATGTGCTTTGTGTGGATCCCCGGCATCGGCTACCGCTGGACAACGATCGACGTCAACCTCAAGCCGGAGCACCCGATCGTGCCAGGACCGCCGGTTTACCCCGCGCATCCGATCGCGCCGGGTGGAACGCCGCCGACGACGCCGCCGCCAGGGACACCGACGCATCCGATCGCGCCCGGCGGCACGCCGCCGACCCAGCCGGGCACGCCCCCGGCGCCGACGCATCCGATTGCGCCGACGCCGGAGCCCAAGCGCAGTTAACAGGCGGCGGCTCGCGGTGGAGTGCCGGGATTGCGGTGGCGCGGCGCGCTTTGGCGTGCCATGCGACTGCTGCATCGGCGGCACCGCGAGCTGCTGCGACGGCATGGTAGGAGGAGCGGCGATGCGGCGGCGGTTTGTGTTGCGGCTGGACGAGGCCGGGCAATACCGGCTTGTCGAGCTCGACCTAGCGGCGCCGCGTCGCGCGCCGGGGCCGGTCGCGGCGCCGACGGTGGTGCGCGATATCGCGCCTTATCGGTCGATGCGGACCGGCGAGATTATCGGCGGCCGCGCGCAGCACCGGGCGCATTTGCAGCAATACGGCCTCACTGAAGTCGGCAACGAATGGGCCGAGCCCAAGCGCGAGCTCGGCCCGGCGCCCGGCGAGATCGCCGCCGACATCAAGCGCGAGCTCGCGCGCGATCCCGGCGAGCGCCGCGCGATCGCCGAGCAGGCGCTGCACGAGGCCGGCTATGCCGGCCCGCGCGTCGACCGGGTGTTAAAGCCGTGACGGCGCCGCAGGGTGATTGGGTCAGCTTGGCGCCGACCGGCGGGTTGCTGCGGGCGGCGAAGACGGAAATCGTCGTTTGGGTGCACGCCAACGGCGAGGTCAACATCGCGCCCGGTTCGGCGCTGGTGCGCGCGCTCGGCTGGCAGCCGCGCGACCGGATCGCGATCGATTGGCGAGCCAGCGACGGCTGTTTGCGGCTGCGCCGTTCCGCGACGGGTTTTCTATTGCAACGGCCGGCGCGGACCAAGGCCACGGCGGCGTTGCGCTTGCGGGTGCGCAGCCTACCGGGCACGCCGCGGCGCCCGGTGCGGCCCGTCGCGGTCGGCGCGACCGTCCTGCCCGGCGAGATCATCCAATTCGTCCCGCCGTGGACCGAAATCGCGGGCTTGGGGTATCAGCAGAACCGCCGCTAGGGCGATCGGCATGACGATGCAAAATGCGGTGAGCCAGGTCATTTGGGGGGTTCCTTCAAGGCGGCGCGCGCGGCGTTGATCTGCGCCATCAGCTCGGCGCCGCGCGGGTTGCGGTCGGGGTGAAAGCGCTTGACCAGCGCGCAATAGACGGCGCGGTCGCCGGCGGTGATCGCCGCCGGGTCGACCCCGAGCCGGCGGAACAGCTGCGCCGCCTCGGCCGGGGTCACCACGGCCACCACCAAAAGATCGCGGCCCAGGTGGTTCCGATCGCGACGACGATCGCGACCGAGAACCACTGGTACGCCCCGGCTCCTTGTTGATGTCGAGCACCGCGGCGGTAGGGCGCCGCCGGCGCTCCGCGGTCGGCATAACCCGGCCGAGGCGCCGCCCGTCGGTTAAGGCGGTTGAGTGCCCGGCGCCAAGGGTCGGGATTGCCGTGCGGGGAAGGCATCATGGCGGCGAGGCAGCGAATTCCGGGTGACGGACCGGATTGCGCGGCGGCGGCAACGGAGTTGGCGGGGCGGCCGGTGCGGTCAGGCGGTACCCGCTGCCCCATTCGGTGACGATGCAGTCGGGGGCGCCGGCGTCGCGCAATTTCTTGCGCAGCTTGCAGACCATGACGTCGAGGATCTTGCCGGCGGGCTCATCGTCGTTGGGGGCATAAGCGTGCGTTAGATAGTCGTCCTTGCTGACCGGCCGGCCGCGCAGGCGCATCGCCAGCAATTCGAGCAGCTTGTACTCGTTGGGGGCGAGGTGTACCGGCCGGCCCGCGACCAAGACGGCGCGCCGCGTCAGGCTGATGACCAGCGGGCCGATGCGGACGACCGATTGCGCGTAGCCGACGCTGCGCCGGATCACCGCGTGCAGCCGCGCGACGAGCTCGCCCGGGTCGCACGGCAAGGCCAGGAAATCATCGGCGCCGGTGTTGAGGCTGGCGATTTTCCAGGCGATGTCCTGGTGCGTCGAGAGGACGATCACCGGGGTCTTGATCTTCGAATTACGCACCCGCCGCAGCCAGGCCAGCGCGTCGCGCGGGACCTGGTCGAGGAGGATGGCGTCAAACGGCGGCGGCCCTTTGGCGAGCTCGAAGGCGTCATCGGCGTCGGCGGTGGTTTCGCAGGCGAATTCCGCCTCGGCCAGGGGGGTCGTGATCGCGGTCACGTGCCGCGCGGCGGGGGTGACATACAAAACGCGCATGGGGGTGTGTCCTCGGCACTTTGGTTAAGCGCCGACGCAACTGGTCGTTAATCTGCGTCAACGCAAGCCTAACAACGCCAAATAGCGCCGACTGCGTCAATTGACACCAGGCGGCAACCGGAGAGCCCAATGAAAACCGTCGTCATGCGGCGCAGCGACCGCGAGAAAAAGGACGCGGCCGAGCATTTCGGCGTGCCGGTTACGCCGGAGCCCGAGGATTACCCCTACGGTCTGCGGATCACGCTCGACGACGGTTCGCTCAAAAAACTCGGCATCAAGCAGATACCCAAGCCGGGCGACAAATTCCGCCTGGAGGCGGTCGCGCACGTCCTGGAGAGCGCCCAGCGCACGACCGAAAAGGACAGCGATCGCCGCGTCGAATTGATCCTGCACGAGCTCGGCGCCGAGCCGGCCGGCGGGTTGGGCGACGACGAGGAGAAGGGCAAGACGCTCCGCGAGGAGCTCGAGGACGCCCGCCACCAGGCGCGCGGCACGACGGCGCCCTCGATTGGCCGCCGCGCGCGCTCTGCCTAAACCGAAGGAGGTTCCCCTATGTCGGAAAACCGCAATTCCGGCGCCGCGGCGCCCAATGGCGCGGCTACTGGCGGCGATGATCTGCGCGCGACGATCACCGGCGCGCTCGCCGATAGTCTGGCGCCCGATCCCGGTGGCGCCGCCGGTGGCGCTGCCGGCGGCGACGCCGGCGACGAACCGCAGCGGCGGCCGTTCCGGCGTGGCGGCGCGGCGCGCGCGGCCGCGACGCCGGGTCCCGCGGAGCCGCCGGCGGTGCAGCCCACCGAGCCGCCCGCCGGCGGCGAGCCGGGTGGCGATCGGCCGGCGGCCGAGACCCCGCCGGGTCCCGCGGCACCGCCGCCGGTGCAGCCTACCGAACCGCCCCCGGGGCCGCCCCAGGAGCCGCCGGCGGCCGCGGGCCGCGAGGGCGAGGCGCCGCAGCATTGGGCGGCGACCGATCGGGAGGAATTCAACGCGTTGCCGGAGGCGGCGCGGGCGCCGTTTCTGCGCATGTACAAGCGCATGGAGGGCGGGTTTCAACCGCGCCTGCAGCGCGGGGCGCAGCTGGAGCGCGATTATGGCGAGCTCGACCGCACCGTCTTTACCGCGCCGCAGCGCGAGCTGATTAGCCGCAACGGCCAGACGACGACCGCCATCATCACCAGCTGGGCCAATATCGAGCGGGCGCTCGACCGCGGCACCAACCCGAACAACCCGGCGCTACGCAACCAGATCCTCGCGCGGATGATCCACAATTACGGCGCCGACCCGGTCGAGATCGCGCAGGCGCTCCACCAGCTGCGCGGCTTTCCGGCGCAGCACGGCGGCGACCAGCCGCCCGGCAATGGCGCCGGCAATGGCGCTGGGGCGCCGCCGTCCGCCGCCGGCAATGGGGCGCTCCCGACCGGGCTGGAGCAGCGCCTGGTGGCGCTCGAAACCGGCCACACCCAGCGCGAGGAGCTGGAGCGGCAGGCCCGGCACGGCGCGATCGAGCGCCAGATCGCGGAATTCGCCAACGCCAAGGACGCCGATGGCGGCCTGGTGCACCCGTTTTTTGCGGAAGTGGAGCAGGACATGGCCGGTTTGGCCCAGCTCGACCGAGCTCAGGGGCAAACCCCGGTCATGCAGGACCTCTACGACCGCGCAGTATGGGCACGACCCTCAACCCGCGAGAAGCTTCTCGCCTCGCAGCATGACGCCGAGGCAAAGCGTGCGGCAGACGAGCGGAAGGCCAAGGCCGAGGCGGCAAAACGAGCCGCGGTCAGCGTCAGCGGGGCCCCCGGTCCCGGGCAGGCGCCGCAATCGACCCCGGATCGCTCGCTGCGTGATGAAATCAGGGCCCAGGTCGGCGCCGGTTCCGGCACCCGCTAGGCCCTTCCCGCATGCCTTTGAGGAGCGAAGATGGCCAGTCCAAATCCCAATTGGGGTGAGATCACCACCACAACCTTGTACAATCGGTCGCGCAAGCTCGCCGACAACGTCACCAAAAACAACGCCTTGCTCGCCCGCCTGTCGACCCGCGGCAAAGTCAAGCCGGTCGATGGCGGTCAAGCAATCGTGCAAGAGCTCGAATACAGCGAGAACGGCACTTACAAGCGTTATACTGGCTACGACATCCTGAATATTTCGCCGAGCGATGTCTTTACTGCGGCGCAATACCCGTGGGCGCAGGTCGCGGTCGCGGTGTCGATTTCCGGCTTGGAGGAGATCCAAAATGCCGGCGAAGAGCGGATGATCGATCTGCTCGAAAGCCGGATCGGCAATGCCGAGCGGACAATGACAAACGGGCTGTCGGGCGACTGCTATTCCGACGGCACGGCCGACGGCGGTAAGCAGATCGCCGGCCTGCAATTGCTGGTCCCGGATTCAGGCCTCGGCGTGGTCGGCGGCATCGACCGAAGTGCCTGGCCGTTTTGGCGCCCGGCGGTCGGCTCGTTTACTGCGGCTACTCTGACGCCAGGCCCGACCACTATTCAAACGATGATGAATAGGCAATGGTTAGCTCAAGCACGCGGCTCGGATCGACCTGACCTAATACTTGCCGACAACACTTACTATCGGTTTTATTGGGAAGGCTTGCAGGCGATACAGCGCATCACCGAGAACAACCAGGGCGTCGCCGGCTTTCAGAGCCTTAAATTCATGGACGCCGACGTCGTCTATGATGGCGGTTTCCAAGGTGTCCCGGCCGGAACACTGGTCGGCGGTCCGCTCGGCTCCGGAATTACTTGGATGACCCCGGGAGGCGCGCCGGCATCTCATATGTATTTCTTGAACACCGATTATCTGTTCTTGCGACCACATCGACAACGCAACATGGAGCCGATCGCGCCCGACCGTTTCGCGGTCAATCAGGACGCGATGGTCAAGCTGATCGCCTGGGCCGGCAACATGACGATGTCGAACGCCTTCCTGCAGGGCGTCCTCATCAACTGACGAGGCAACAGATTTGGTCACATCCGGGACCCCGCCGCTGGCGGGGTTTTTCGTGAGAGGGGTTTTGTAAATGTACACTTTCACCGACGACATCATGGGGCTGCAGCCCGTCGCGGTCACCGATACGGTGCAGCGCCATCCGACCGGCATGATCGGGCACGCGGCCGATCCGGTCCTCGGCGGCGCCGAGTTCGTCTATCTCAAAGGCGCCGCCAATACCGTTGCGGGCTCGCTTGTTACCTACAACCCGGCGCTCGGCACGACGCTGAGTCCAGCGGGCGCGCTCACTGGCGTTATTGGCGCGCCGGTCGCCGTGGCGATGGCGGCCAACGTCGCGAACCAATGGGGCTGGTACCAGATTTACGGCCAGGCGATCGTCGCCAAGGACGCCTCGGTGCCGGTGGCCGGCGCGCCGGTGTATCTGGCCGCCGCGGCCGGCCAGGTCACCGCGACGCAGGCGGCCGGGCGGCAGCTCGAGAGCGCCCAATTTGCCGCCGGCGCCGCCACCGGCGTCGCCACCGTCGCGGTGACGATGAGCCGCCCGGCCATCGAAGGGCAGATCACCTAATGGCCGCCGCGAACGAGCTGGCCTGGGCCGGGTTGCCGGCCCCGCTGGCGCAGCTGCTCGGCACCAGCCCACCGCGCCAGGTGGCGCCGGGCGCCGGTCTCAATCTCGCCGGCGCGCTGCCGATCATCGGCAATTTCGTGTTCCTGTTTCCGGTCCCGGCGGGCGGCGGTTCGGTCTATCTGCCGCGCGTTTCCGGGTCGGCGATGACGGTGCTCTACAACGCCGACGCCGCCAACGCCTGCAATGTCTATCCGTACCCCGGCAGCCAGGACGTCCTGAATAGCTGGCCGGTTGGGGAGGGCGTGCAATTGCCGCCCGGGCAACCGTTGCTGCTGATCCCCGGCACCGGCGGGATGGAAGTGTCGGGGGCCTGGATCTGCCTGCTCGGCCCGGCAATGACGCAAGTGTCGCCATAGGAGGGCGCGATGCAAAGCATGAACGTTCTGCCGTTCGAGGACCGGGCGGCCGAGATGCGGCCGGCCGGGGTGCGGCCCGAATTCTATAGCGACGCGGTGCTCGACCAGGGGGCCACCGCGGCCGCCGGGCGGCCGATTTATCGCGACGTCGAATTCGTCAAGATCATCGTGCCCGGGGTTGTGACGAATGTGCACGTCAAGATCGTCGGGCCGGCCGAGAAGGCGCGCTGGCCGCGCGAATACGAGGCGTTCCGGGTTGGCTTGGAGCAGCCGGTCGAGGGCACGCCGATCGAGGAATGGCCGATCCTGACGCGCGCGATGGTCAAGGAGCTCAAACACTTCGAGATCCGCACCGTCGAGGAGCTCAGCGTTATCTCCGATGTCGCGGTGCAGAATATCGGCATGGGCGGCCGCGACCTGCGGGCCCAGGCCAAGGCTTATCTGTCGGAGGCCGAGCGGCTCAAACTCAACACGCAGCTCACCCGCGACAACGAGCTGTTGACGTCGCGCATCGCGTCGCTTGAGGCGCAGGTCGGCCAGCTCGGCGAGCTGCTGACCCGGATCGACGCCGAGCGCCGGGTGCTGGCCGATCGGCCCAACCCGTTGGCGGTCGCGGTGCCGGCGCACTTCGACCCGATGGCGATGGCCGTGCCGGTGCAGGGCGCGCCGCCGACGAGCGCGCTCGACGCGATGGCGAACCGGCGCCGGTCGCGGCGGGCGCCGGAAGCTGACGAGGCGCCGCTTCGGTCCGATGACGGCGAGCTGCCGCGCGGGCCGGATGGGCGATTTCTGCCGCCGGCGCCGCCGGCGGCGGCGTGACCCCCCAACCCAAAGGAGGAATGTGATGGCGACGACGCGGTTTTTTGACGAGGAATTTCCACCGGGCAGCGGGGCGACGGAGCTGATGATCGGCATCGCCCATGATGACGCGGGTGGCGATCGCGGCCAGATGCGCGAGTCGGTGCGCCCGGCGACGGCCGAGGATGTCACGCTCTATGGCGCGGCGTATGAGGCCTATACCGAGGCCGGCGGGGAATTGGCGCCGCGGGCGTCGCCGGAGGACCCCGCCGCGGCGTCGACTGGCCGGCCGCCGGTGCCGCCGCCATGGCCGCCCGGCCAGCCCTACAGCCCGCCGGACATGGCGCCGGCGACCTCCCCCGCGCCGCCCCCGCCGCCGCCGCTGCCGCAGCCGCAGCCGGATGTCGCGCCGCCGCCGGTCTATCCGCCCGGCGATCCGCCGCCGGGTGGAGCGTAATCCGTGGCCGCGGTGCCGCGCACCAAGGCGGGCAAGGCGCGCAAGGTCGCCCGGACGATGGGCGAATTCAAATCGGGCGACCTCAAAAGTTCGTCCGGCGAGAAGGTGACCAACCCGAAACAGGCAGTGGCGATCGCGCTCAATCAGAGCGGCCAGTCGAAACCGCCGTCGGAGCGTAAAGAGGGGCGGCCGCGGCCGCCCGCGGGTCCGATGGCGGCCGGGGCGCAAAATGCGCGCCTCGCCGACGCGGTCTCGCGGCGCGTCGACCAGGGCCAGACCCGGGGCCGCCGATGAGCCTGGTTACGATCTGCACAAATGTCGCGCTCGATTGCGGCATCGATCTGCCGCCGGGTCCGATCTTTGGCAGTCGTGCGCCGGCCTCGCAGCGGCTGTTGATGCAGGCCAAACGGGCCGCCAAGAGCCTGTTCAACGAGGTCGCGTGGACGTTCCTGACGGTCGAGCACGTCTTTACCGCCGCCGGCAGCAACAGCTCGGATTTCATGTTGCCGCCGGATTTCGACCGCCTGGTGCACGATACCCTATGGGAGCGCACCCGCTACTGGTCGCTCCGGGGCGCCATGAGTCCGCAGCAATGGCAGGCCTATCGGTCCTCGATTTACGGTCGCGCGACGATCGAACGGCGCTGGCGGATCCGCATCCCGTCGGGGCAGGGCGCCGGCGCGCCGGTCGCGTTTTCGGTCGACCCGCAGCTCGGCGGCACCGATACGACGACAACCTTTGTGTTCGAGTACGTCTCGGCCAATTGGTGCCAGGCCGCCAACGGCATGATGCAGCCGGATTGGGGGGCCGATACCGACAGCGCGCTGCTCGACGAATACCTGGTGGAGCTCGGCACCCGCTGGCGCGTGCTGCGCCGGCTGGGGCTGGCTTACGACGAGGAGCAGGACGAGTACAATCGCCAGCTCGACCAGGCGATCGCGCGCGACGGCGGCACCGCCACATTGAGCTTGGTGCCGAGCTCGAGGACCGTGTTCATCGGCCCCTACAACGTGCCCGATACCGGCTTCGGGCCGGTCCCGCCCTAAGCCATGGCGCTCGGTGGTGCCGCGCTGCAGCAATTGCTGCGCCAGGGGCCGGGCTCGCGCGGTCAGCAGCCGTTGACCGCGCCGGCCTCGCTGCCGCCGCCGCTGGGCGGCTGGAACACGCGCGACGCGTTCGAGGCGATGGATCAGCAGGACGCGATCACGCTCGACAACTGGTACCCCGATTTTGGCGGCATCATGATCCGGCCGGGCGCCAGCCCCTGGCTCAACCTGTTTACCGGCGCCGATATATCGACCTTGGCGACCTGGCAGGCGCTGGGCAGCCCGCAGCGGCTGATCGCCGCCTCGGCGGGCGCGCTCTACGATGCCACCGGCGGCGGACAGGTCGTGCCGCCGGCGGCGCTCGCGACCGGCTTTACTTCCGATTGGTGGCAGACCGCGCAGTTCGGCGGCCGGCTGTTTCTGGTCAACGGCCGCGACCCGCCGCAGGTCTATGACGGCACGACGGTGGCAGCCGCCGGGTTTGCCGCCGCCACCGGCCAGCCGGCGCTCGACGTGACGACCCTGATCGGCGTGCAGGTCATCCACAACCGCCTCTATTTTTGGGACGGCAAGGCGACCGGCTTCTGGTACGGCGACTTGCTCGCGATCACCGGCAACCTTTCGTGGTTCCCGTTCGATATGGTCGTGCCGGATGGCGGCGGGCTCGTTTCGGTGCAGGTCCTCAGCTATGACGGCGGCACCGGGATAGCGTCCTACACGGTGTTCACTCTCGACACCGGCACGATGCTGACCTATGGCGGCACCGACCCGTCGGACCCCAGCAATTGGGCGCTGGTCGGGCTCTATCCGGTCGGGCCGCCGATGGGGCTGCGCAGCGCGGCGCGCTATGGCGGCGATATCTATCAATCGACGTCGAGTGATCACCTCAAGCTGTCGCAGCTGCTGATCGCGCTCAAATTGGGGCAGATGCCGCCGCGCTCGAAGGCGTCGGGCGCGCAAAAGGCGGCCTCGCAATTGGGGCGCCCGTTGCCCGGCTGGCAGGCGGTATATTGGCCGTTCGGGCGGCGCCTTTTGTTCAATGTGCCGCTACCGTCGGGCGGCTTCGAGCAGCACGTCTATAATCCGCCGCTCGACGCGTGGTGCCGGTGGCAAGGCTTGCCGTCGGTTTGCTGGGTGGTATGGGGCGACCGGCTGATGTTCGGGGCGCCCAACGGGCAGGTATGCGTCGCCGACAGCGCGCAGGGCGATCAATTTCTGCAGATCCAAAACCCGTGGAACACGACGCCGTGGAACCAGAAGCCGTGGCTCATCGGCCGCGACCAGCCGATCATCGCGATGGGGCAGCAGGCCTGGAACCTGTTTGGCACGCCGCTCACCAAGCGGCTCGCGGCGGTGCGCCCGGTCGTCGCGAGCGATGGGGATATCACTTACGATTTCGCGATCGGCTTCGACTATCAAGACCCCCAGGTGTTTGTCCCGGTCGGGCAAGCGGCGATCATCGAAAGTCTGTGGGATGTCAGCCCGTGGGATACCAGCCCATGGTCGGTCGAGCGTACGGTTGAGGCGCAATGGCAGATCGCGTCCGGCGACGGCAGCGCGATCTCGTTTGCGATCGCGGTGCAAGCGCTGCACCCGCTGACCTGGGTGCGCACCGATTTCCGCATCGAGCCGGGCCGGGCGCTATGACTTTGCGGTGCCGAATGGCGGATCGTTTCGGTTAAACGGCTTCCGGTTGACGCCCAGAGCGACGGCCGCAACTACCCGGTAAAAGAGGGATCCCGATGCGATGCGACCGGCTTTTCGCGGCGGCCGGCCTGGCCGCATTGTGCGCGACCGCCCCGCCGGCGGCCGCGCAGCATGTGCTGCAGCAGCTCGACCAATCCCAAAAGGCTACGGTCGACCGGCTGACGGCGCCGCTGTCCGGCCACAAGCGGCGCGGGCAGCCGCCGCCGCCTGTGGTTTCGGTCGTCGCGATCAAATTCGCCAACGTCGTGAAGGGCATCCCGGACAACGCGGCGCTCGGCGCCAAGCTCGCCGATGTCCTCGTGTTCAATAACGACGGCTCGCCGTTCACCGGGACCATCGGTTTCGGGCCGCCCGACTACAATGCCGGCGGCTGTTACGGGGTTTCGGGCAGCGCGGTCGTGCTCGCCTGCCATCTCACCGCGGCTGACGACGGCCGCACGCTGCTCGGGACGATCGTCGCGCACGACCCGACCGCGCCGTAAATCGATTTTAAGGGCCGCTGGCGCGCGATCTCGCGCGCCGCTGCCTTACCCCGGCCGACCCCGTTCCCGCGCTCACACGCTTACGACTGTCTGCCTAGCGGGGCTGCAAATGCATTCCGAGGCGACCCGGGTCATCGTCGGCCGCGATGCGGCGGTCGCCGAATGGGTCCGCCGGCGATTGCGCGTCGACCACTGGGGGCCGTGCACCGCGATCGGCATCGCCCGCGGCGACGAGCTCGTCGCCGGCGTCGTCTACAACAATTTGCGCTGGCCCTCGATCGAGGCCTCGATTGCTTCGACCGAGCCCGGCTGGTGCTCGCGCCGCAACCTCGCGGCGATCTTCGCCTATCCGTTCCGGCAGCTCGAATGCCGGCGGCTGGGCGCGCTCACCGAGGCCACGAATCAGCCCGTCCGGGCATTCCTCTGCCGCCTCGGCTTTCGCGAAGAAGGCCTGTGCAGACAGGCGCTCCCGACGGGAGATGCCGTGATCTTCGGCATGACCCCGCAGGAGTGCCGATGGCTCCCGTCAGCGGCGGGGGCGGGGGAATAAGCGGCCATGTCGAAGGGCGGTAAGGGCGGCAGTTCGGGCGGGCAATCGGTCAACCCGATGCAATTGGCGCAGGCGCAGACGCAATCGAACGTTGCGACTGCCGGGACCCAGGCGTCGCTCAACAACATCAACACGTACTCGCCCTACGGGTCGAGCACTTATCAACCGTTTGTCGATCCGACGACGGGGCAGACGCGGTACTCGCTGACCCAGGCGCTCGACCCGGCCTCGCAGAACCTGTTCCAATCGCAAACCGGGCTGGCGCAAAACCTGGTCAATCAGGCGGGCGGGGTCGCCGGGCAAGGCATTGGGCTGCAAGGCGAGGGCGCCAACGTCATCGGCGCGGGCGTTGGGGCGCTCGGCCAGATCAACCCGTCCTTGGCGCCCTATCTGGCGGGCGCGGCCTCGCCGGTGTCGCTGACCCCGGGCTCGTTTCAGACCAACGTCACCGGCGGCGCCGGCGGCCAGCCGATCCCGCAGGTGCAAACCGGCGTCACCGGCGCCGGGCAGGGCGTGCAGGGCGCGGTCGGGCCCGCCGGCCCGATCCAGACGAGTTTGAGCCCCGAGGATTTCGGGACCCAGATCAAACAGGCGCAAGACGCCGCCTACCAGTCGCAGACGCAGTATCTCGACCCGCAGTTCAACCAGCAGGAAGAAACCCTCAAACAGAACCTCGCCGACCAGGGTATCTCGGAAGGGTCCGACGCCTACACCCGCGCGACGGGCGATTTCAATCGCCAAAAGCAGATGGCGTACCAATCGGCGCAAAACAGCGCGGTCGCCGCCGGCAACCAGCAGCAGCAGGCGCTGTTTTCGCAGCAACTTCAGTCGGGGCAATTCGCCAATACGGCGCAAGCCCAAAACTACGTGCAGCAACTGCAGGACGCCGGCTTCATCAATGCGGCGCAAGCGCAAACCTTTGGCCAGCAGATCCAGTCCGGGCAATTCGCCAACCAGGCGCAGCAACAGGTGTTCGGGCAGGGCACCAGCCTCGCCGATCTCTACAACCAGGCGGTCCTCGGCGCCGCCGGCACGACCAACCAGGCGGCGCAGCTCGGGTTGCAGCGCGCCCAGGCCGAGCAACAGACGCCGGTCAATACCTTGGCGCAGCTACTGCAGTCGGGCGGCAACGTCTACGGCCAAGGCCTCACCGGCATGCAATCGGTGCTGCCGTTCGTCAATGCGGCGTCGACCTGGCCGATTTCGATCCCGACGATGGGCGGCACGCCGGCGACGGTGGCGCCGACCAACTATGCCGGGGTCACCCAGGCGGCGACCGGGCAGAACCAGCTGGCCAATACGATGGGGTACCAGAGCCTCAACAGCATGCTGGGCGGCGCCAATACGCTGGCGAATATGTTCACCGGCGGCAGCAGCGGGATCGGCGGCCTGTTTGGTGCGGGCGGCCTCGGCAGCCTGTTCAGCGGCGGCGCGGCGGCGTCGGCGGTTCCGGATTTAGCGACGCTGCCGGGCGCCCTCACCGGCCTGATGGCGGCGTTCTAGGGGGGCGCAAATGGCACTCGACGACATCCTCGGCGGCCTCAACCCCTACGCCGGGCAGCAGCTCGCGGCGGCGCTGGCGGCCGGGGTCGGCGCCGACCCGTCGCGGCTGGGCACCTCGGATCTCTATAATCCGATGGGCCAGGTGTTCGGGCAGATCAACGCCGGCATTGCGCGTAATCAGGCGGCCGGTCTGGCACAGCAGCTCGCCGGCGAGCGCATGACCGCGCTTCCCGATCTGGCGTCCGCCTACAGCGCCGACGATCCGTTCAAATGGGCCGCGGCCAACCCCAACGCCTCGCCGTTGGCGCGCGCGATGATCCTCGGCGGCAGCCCGGGCGAGGTCGCCAAGGCCAAGGAGGCCGGCGCCGCGGCGGCGCTCGCCAACCTCAATGTGCGCGGCTTTCCGCAGCCCGGCACGCCGTTGTCGACCGGAGGCCTCGGCGCCGGGGCGGTCGCGCCGATCGGCGCGCCGGCCAATCGCCGGGTTGCGGTGCAGCAGCCGGGGGCGGGCCCGGCGCCATTGCGCGACCCCGGCGGCGGTGCGGTCAACCCCTACTATCCCGGCGGCGGGGCTAGTGGTGCCGCGGGCGGGGCTGGCGCCGATGCCGGCGCCGGGGCTGGTCTCGACGCGATGAGCGGGGCGCAGCTGCAGCAATACGCCAAGGGGCAGCTTACCCCGGCGCAGCGCTACCAGCTCGCCCGCGCGTATATGCGCCGCCAGGCGGCCGGCGGGCCGGGGATCCCCGGAGCGGCTGCGGCCACCGCGGCGCCGGGGGCATCCTAGATGGCAGATCCGTTCAATTTCGACGCGGCGGCCGAGGCGGCCGGCCGCGAATTCAACGTCAACCCGATGCTGATCAAATCGATCGGCATGCAGGAATCGGGGCTCAACCCGGATGCGCCGACCGGCGCCGCGGGCGAGCTCGGCATGATGCAGATCAAGCCGTCGACGGCGGCCGATCTCGGCGTCGACCCGCGCGACCCGGCCGATGCGGTGCGCGGCACCGCCAAGTATCTGGCGCAAGGCCTAGCGCAGGCCGAGCAGATGCGCGCGCAGGGTGTCGACGTCGATCCGGCGACGCATGCGGTCATGTATTACAACGGCGGCCCCAGGGGCTGGCATAACGCCGACGCCTATGCGCAATCGGTCGGCGGGCATTACCAGCAGCTCGCCGGCGGGCCGGCGGCGCCGCCCGCGGTGGACCCGGGGCTGGCGCAATTGGCGGCCGCCGGAGGTGGTTCCGCACCCGGGGCCGGGGGGCCGGGCGCGTTCTTGATCCCCGGCACCGATACGCCGGTCGCGGCGCCGCCGGGGCGGCCGCTCGGCGCGACGATGGCGATGATGCCGCCGGATCTCGCGGCGCTGCAGCGCTCCGGCGGGTCTGCCGCGCCGGGCGGCGCGGTGCCGCCAAGCGGCGCCGGCGGCAACGAGCCGCCGATCGACGTCGACGGCATCGTCGAGGGGTTGGCCAGCGGCCGCCTTACCATGCCGCCTTTGCCCGCCGGACCCGGCGCGGCGCCGGCTGCTCGAGGAGCTCCGGCCGGGCCGGCGGCGCCCCCGGGGCCATCAGCGGGGCCGCAGGCGGCGATCGATGTTCCCGGCCTGGTGCAGACTTTTAACCAATATTCGCGGTTCCCGGCCGGGATCCCGGTCGCTACCCAGGCCCTTGGCATGCTGCAGAAGATGGCGCCCGAGGGGTTCCAGGTGAACACGGACGGCTCGCTGTCGCCGCGCGCCGGCTTTGCCCAAGGCGAGGCCGCCGTGGCCGGCGCCAAATCGGCCGCCGAGGAGGAGCAAAAGCGGATCACCGCCGCGGTCGCGCCGCAGCGGGTGCGCGCCGGCGAGGGAGTGGTCTATCCGCCGGGCTCGCCGATGGCAGGAGCGGCGCCGCCGGGCGGGGCTCCCGGCGGCGCGCCCGCGACCGCGGGGCCTCCCGGAGCTCCCGGAGCCGGCGGCGAGGCCGCGGGGGTATTGACGCCGACGCCGGGCGGCGGGGCGATGATCGCCGGCACCGCGCCGCCGCAGGCCACCGAAACCTTCTATAAGCGGTTTGACGATCTGGCCAAAGAGGCCGATGCGGCGCGCACCGGGCAATACCAGGCCAATCTGCTAAGGGCGCAATTGCACCAGCTGCCGGCCACCGGGCCGGCGACCGAATTTCTCGGCCATATGTCGGCATGGGCGCAGCAAATGGGTGTCCCGCCCGACAAATTGCCCAAATCTCTGCCCGCGGCCGGCGACGTCGAGACCGCTAACAAGCTGTCGACCGATCTGTTGGGCGAGGTCCTGCGGGCGCAGTTTCCCGGCCGCATCACGAACAGCGACATTCAGACGATGGCGCCGACGATCGCGCGGGCGACGACGCCGATGGCGGCCAATGATTTCCTGATCGACCGGGTCCTCGGCCCGAAATTTCAGCGCGATATCGACCGCTATGGTCACGTCGCCGGGTTGCCGAAAGCCGACCCGACATTATCGAGTCTGTCGGATCGTCTCTACCAATGGGACCAGGACCCGGCGAATTCCTATGGGGCCTATGCCAAGCGCGCCCAGGACGCCGCCGCGGCGGCCGTGCCGCCGTCGGGGCCGGCGCCACCGATCGCTGCGCCCTCCGTCAGTCCGCCACTTTCGGCGCCGCCGGGAGGTGGCGCCGCGGGTCCGCGCCGCAGCCGTTTCGACCCGGCGACCGGGACGATCGTCCCGGTCGGCCCTCGCTGAGCCGCCCCGATGGCGCACGAAGTGACCTTGCCGAGCGGCGAAGTCGTCGAGTTCCCGGACGAGATGCCGGACGACGCAATCGCTCAGGCGCTCAAGGGCTATTCGACCGCCCCGGCCGGCGCTGCCGCGGCGGCTCAACCTCAACCCGCACCTGATCCCAACATCCCCGGTTATCTGCCGCCCGGCGGCGCGGCCCCGGGGGCGGTCATTCCGCCGCCGGAATTGCCCGGCGGCCGGCTGGGGCCGGTTGGCGGATCGGCGGCGATCAAGGGGCTCGCCGAGGGGGTTGGGTTGCCGGGTGATCTCGCGGCGCTGGCGCTGCCGGCGCCGATTGCCGAGCGGTTGCCGACCAGCACCGCGATCGAGGCGCCATTGCGCCGCTGGGGCCTCATCGACACGCCGGCCTCGCAACCACGCGACTTTGGCGAGCGCATCCTCGCCGGTGCCGGCGAGAGCATCGGCTCGGCGCTGCCTTATGCGTTGGCCGGCCCGGCCGGAGAGCTCGCGGCTGGCGCCGGCGGCGCGCGCGCGGCCGGCAGTCTCGCCAAGACTTTGGCGCAGACGGCGACGGAGGCTGGCGGGGCCGGCGCTGGGAGCGCGGTCGGGCAGGAATATTGGCCCGGCGCCGGCGGCCCGGTCGGCGCCTTAGCGGGGCTGATCGCCGGTGGCGGCGTGCGCGGCGTTTTGGGGCGCGGGGTCAGCGCGGCGGCCGGCGCCGAGGCGGCCGTGCCGGCGGCGATGGGGCGCCTCGGGATGACCCCGCGGTTGGCCGGCGACGTTACCGGCAGCGACATCCTCAAGGGGGTGCAGTCGACCGCGCTGCGCGCGCCGGGCGGCGGTCTGGCGCAGGAGGCCTTACAGAAGACGTTGACCGAGTTTGGCAACGCCGCCGACAGCGCCGCCGGGCGCATGGGGGCGCCAGTCTCGCTCGAAGACGCCGGGACGGCGCTGCAGGACCGCGCTCGGCAATGGTATGGGCAATGGAAGGGCGACCAGGCGGCGGCGTGGAACGCGCTCGATCAGAAGGTGCCGGACACGACGCCGGTGTCGATGACCGGCGTCAATCAGACCTTGGGCCGCCTCGGCGGCCGCGGCGGTGGCGCGACGCCGCAGATCTCGGCGATCATGGGCGACCCGGTGGCGCAGAACCTGCAGACCGCGCTGAGCGCCGATCTGCCGTCGACCGTGCCGGGGTTTGACAATCTGCCGTGGCAGAGCGTCAAGAACTGGCGCAGCCAGGTCGGCGAGCGGCTTGAGCAGTCGCTGCTCGCCAACAGCGCCGATCAGACCGACTGGCGGGCGCTTTATGGCGGGTTGTCCGATGCGATGAAGGGTGCGGCGCAGAACCAGGGCGCCGCGGACGAATTCGCCAACGCCGCGGGCGTAACCGCAAGGGGGCACCTGTTCCACGACAATGTCGTCAGCGGGGTCATCGATCATCCCGACCCCGCGCGGAACACGATCCCGGCGGCCGGGGCGGCCAATTTTGCGTTGAGCGGCAGCAACATCGGCGGTGCTCAGGGCGGCCAGCGGCTGCAGGCGATCCGCGACACGATGGGCGATGCGGCGGCCGACGAGCTCGCCGCCTTCAAATTGCGCAGCATGGCTTCGGCCAAGCCGTTCGGCCAATCGGCGGCCGGCGACGCGGCGTCGCCGACCAGCTTTCTGACCGCCTGGAACACGCTGTCGCCGGGCGCCAAGGACGCGCTCTACGGCGACCCGGCGCGGCGGGGCGAGATCAATGATCTGCTGACGGTTGCGGGGTCGATGAAAGATACCGCGACGCGGTTCGGCAACCCGTCGGGGACCGCCGGTGCCGGATTGCACGCCGGGACCTTGGCGTCGATCCTGGCAGCGCCGGAAGCGATCGGGGCCGGCTATTACGCTGGCGGGATACCGGGTGCGGCGGCGGGTGCGGCGACGGCCTCGATCCCGATGCTGATCGGGCCGACGGCCGCCAATCTGACGGCGCGACCGGCGCTGACGCGGGCGCTGGCGCAGCCGAGCCTGGCTCCCAGCGTCATTCCGCGCTGGCTGACCAGGCTTGGGGCGGCCGCGCCGCAGCTCAGCAATGTGCTGGCTGGCGAAACGCCGCGCTAACCGAAATTACTCAGGGTTTTACTTAGAATAGTGAACGAGACAGACCAGCGTCATGAAGAGCGGCAGCATCACGCAAAACACAAAGAACATTTTCAGCTCCCTTTGCACCAGTTCGGATATTGAGCCTGCGCCTGGGTGGTCGCCGGGCCGTGACTGCCGTCGAAGGGATTTACCCATGCGCCGCAGAATTTCACTTCGTTGCCGGCGATGTAGGCGGCGCGACCGAGCCAGTCGCGCGGGCGATAGCAGTAGGGAATCGTGGCGTCGCTCGACGACAGCAGGGAGACGGTGCAGCGGTCGTCTGCCACGGACCATTCATAGCCGCCGGCCTCCATGCATGTCCTTAAAAACGCGCCGCGCCGGCCATCCCATGTCGTGTTGAATCCGTTCCGGGTGTCGCTGGCGGTGATCGGGTAAGTGCGCTCCGCGTCTAGCTGGCAGGCGAGCAGCTTTTGTTTCTGATCGTCAAAGCAGCCTGCGAGTCCTACGGTCAGCGCGACGGCGGCGAAGAAGGCGGTTTTCATCGGTTTCCCTTTGGGGTTGCGGGTTGTGGTAGGGTGCGCGGCACCGCCGATCCGGCCTCTTCCGTTGGCGTCGCGGTCGGGCTCAAACCGACGCGGGCGACGACGCGAAGGGGACCGAGCCTGGCTCCCCGGTCGCTCGGGGAGGCCGTCCTGGCTCGCTCCGGAGGGTCCTCGGATCATCGGGACCGGATCGGCGGTGCCGCGCCTCGGCCTAGTGCTTGGCCGAATTGGGGATGCGGATCGATACCTCGACCTCATCCCACGTCGAGTCGGCCAGCCGTAGGAAATCCGCCTTGGCGTGGCCGCTCGCCTTTAGAACCGTGATCAAGTCGACCAGCATGCCCTCGACGTCGACGGTGACGCCGCCGTCGGGGGTCGCCGTCGTGTAGGCGTTGAGCCGTTCCATGCCTTTTGCCATCACGCCGCCTCCGTCGCGCGGTGTGCGGTCAAAAGGCGGTCGCGATACTGGCGGACCATCTTGGCGTAGGTATTGACGCCGTTGCACTGGTAGTCCGCGACGCCGTTCCAATCGCCCGCCGCGGCCAGCTCGGCCAGCCGGTCGAAACGCTTCTGATAATGCGCGTTGGCGTGGCTGGTGACGTCTGGCTTGGCCGGCGCCTCGCCGCGGGCGGCCGCCTCATCGGCTTCGCGCGCCTTGCCGCGGCGCGGCTCGCTGGCCGGGGTCGGCCGGGTGGCGCGCCGGCGCGGCGCGGTGAGGCCGACCGCCTCGGCGACCTGGTCTAAGGTCAGGCTGCCCGCGGCGATCAATTGCTGCAGCCGGGTTATCACGGCCGCCAGCTCGACGTCGGCGGCCGGCGCTGGCAGGCCGGCGAAGTGAGTTCCGATCGTGCCGGGGAACCAGGTGGCCGGGCTGGCCGGCGCCTCGGCCTCGGCCGGGGCGGGCTCGACCGGCGCTTCGACCGGCGCGGCCTCGGTGTGCCAGGCGATCGCGAAGCGGCCGCCGTCGGCGGGCTCGATTGTATAGGCGGCGGCCGGGGCGTTGCCGCTGGCGAGCCGTTTCTCGGCCGCCCGGCGGGCGTTGTGGCGTAGCGAAAAAGCGAATTCGGTCATTGGGTTATCTCCGGTTGGTACGACGGACAACATGGTCCGCGACCGGCGACAACCAAGGCGTCAATTGACGTCAATCCGGGGGTGCGACGATCGATCCAGCGCGGTTCTCATCGGTCCGACGGGGCGGGGTCATCGAAGACGGTGAGCCGCCGATCCGTTCGGCGACGTGCAGGAGCAGCGCCAGCATGTGGGTCATGCGTGCTTCCTGCACGGCGAACCGGGCCTCCAGCGCGGTGAACCGGGCCTCGATTGCGCCGATACGGGTTTCGAGCCCGCCAAGCCGCAATTCCATTGCCGTGAAAAGTTGCTGCAAATCGCGCACTACGGCGGTCAATGCGAGCACCCGCGTCCCGAGCGTTTCGAGGGTCATCCGAGCGCCCCGACTTTGGCGGCTACTCGCAGCAGTAGCCACAGGCTGGGCGCGCCGAAGATCGTCAGGAGCGCATAGACGCCGCCGAGCATCCATTTCACCAGTCGCAGATCGGTGTCATGGACCGCGAGTTCTTCCGCGGCGGCTTGTGCCTCCGCGTCCGAGACCCCGGCGGCTTTCAGCGCCGCATAGGTCTTGCCCATCATTATCGCCATCCCGTTTGGTCCTCGCTCATTTGGCGCCCCGCCTCCCGGCCGCCTTGAGGCGATCGAGTACACGCTCGGCAGTGACGGCCTTGAGGCCTAGATCGAGCAGGTAATTGATCGCCGCGGTTTTGGTCGGCTTGGGGCCTGGTGTCTCGTCGATCCAGGCGTCGATGCGCGCCGCCAGCTCGGGGGTGATCCGGCTGGGGATGCGCGTGCTCGGCGCCGGCTGTTTGGTGATATGCGCGAGGCCGCGCCCGACGGGTTTCGCCATAAGGGACTAATCCTTATCCAGAGTTTTCTGGCGTCAATATAGGTCAACTGGCGCCGGCTTGCCAAGGGGGGTTTTGCCTATGCCGTGGAACGGGTCGGGGGTGTTCACCCGCCTCTACAACTGGGTTGCCGACCGCGACAATGGCGTCGACATCATGGCCTCGCGCGTCGACGGCGACGCCGACGACATTGTGCAGGGCCTGATGAACTGCCTGACGCGCGACGGGCAGACCGTGCCGGTCGCTAATCTGCCGATGCGCGGCTATCGCTTCACCGGCGCCGGCGCCGGGGTCAACAGCGGCGATTTCGCGACGATCGGCCAGCTCGGCAACGGCAGTTTTGCGGCGAATTTCCAATCGCTCACGCTGGCCGGGACGTTGACCGTGTCGGGCGCGTCGACCCTCTCCGCGGTCACCGCCAGCAGCCTCACGGTCGGCGGGCAATTGACGACCACCGAGCTGACGGTCACCGACCGGGCGGCGATCTATCAGCTCGATTTCGGCAGGTCGCTGGCAACCCGCACCGGCTATATCGACGGCAACACCGGGAACATTGGGACGACCGGCGCGCTGATTGCCCAGGGCGTGATCCAAGGCAACGGCAGCCGGGTCATTGTCGAGGGCGGCTCCGCGCCGTCCTTTGCCATGTTCAACACGGCTGGCGGCGGCCCTTACGCGGTGTTCAACGCGGCCGGGTATCTGGGTTTCGGCCCGTGCGACGGGTCGGGCAACCCGACGGCGTTTTTCCAATGGATTGACGGGTCGGGCAATGTCAGCATGGGGTACAATCTAACCGTCAACGGCATCGGCACCTTTGCCGGAGCGCTGAACAGCGCGGATGCTATTGTGTCGCGCGGCGCCAATGCCGCGTTTGCGTTCGAGGATCGCGCCGCGCCCGGCCAGAATTGGTTGTTGTACGCTAACGCGGGGTTGGCCCGCCTGTGGTTCGGCGGCGACCGGCTCACCGTCAGTAGCGCCGGCGATCTGAGCGTGCGCGAGGACGTCACGGTCGGGCGCAATTTGCAGGTCCTCGGGTCGGCGGCCATCTCCGGTCCGCTGCACGTCGTCGGTTATGCGACGTTCGACAACGGCGCCAACATCTCGAATGTGTCGCTGAGCGGTCCGGTCTATGCCAGCGGCGATATCACCAGCGGCGGCGCGTTTCATGCGGCGGCCGGCTCTAATTCGACCTTTGCCACAATCACCGCCGGCACGATCAATTTCAACGGGGGCTATGTCAACGGCGATCTTACCACCGCTGGCGCGCTGCACGCGTCGACCGGCACTTCGACCTTTGCCACACTCCACGCTAACGATGTCGAGGGCGACGTCGTGCGCGCCGGGTCGGGCGGCATGTATTGCGCCGGCGATATGGGGATCACCGGCAATCTGACGGTCGACGGCCTCATCAACGGCACGACGGTTTCCGACCGCCTGGTCAAGCGCAACATCGAGCGCTGGCGCCCGGGCCTCGCCGAGGTGCTGCGGCTGGAGCCGGTGCGCTTCGAATATAACGGCCGCGGCGGCACGACCGACGACGGGCGCGCCCGTTATGGGCTGGTCGCCAACGACGTCGTCGAGGTGTTGCCCGAGCTGGTCGGCGAAAAGCGCGTGCTGCTGCGACCCGGCGACGACCCCACCGTCATCAGGACGCTCGACCCGGCGCCGCTCGTCTATGTGCTGGTCAATGCCGTGCAGCAGCTCGCGGCGCGGCTCGACGGCCGGGGCCTCTAAAACCTTTTCTGTCAACCGAAAGGAGAAATGCTGTGGCACGCAGGCTGGAATTGCGCGCGGTCGAGTTGGCCGACGTCGGGGGCAACCCGCAGATCCTCGATTACGGGGTCATGATGATGCTGATCTTGCGGCAAGCGCCGCGCGGCGGCCTGACGCTCGACGACATGGTGAAATCGGTCGACGCGCTAAAACCGATCCGCGCCGCGGCCGAGGCTGGGGCCGATCATGTCGTGTTGCCCGACGAGCACTGGCGCACCCTAGTCGACAAGCTCGCGGCCTTCCCGTTTGCGGTGGCCGATCCGGTGCTGGTCGAGTTTGGCCTGATGATCCGCGACGCGCCGGAAATCGGCGCCGGCGCCGGCAATGGCCTCGCCGAGGCGGCGGTTCAGCAAAGTCTGGCGCCGCCGGGCGGTACGACCGGGGCGATCGCCGCCGGCGGGCGCGCCTAAAGGAGCCCGTCGATGCCTTGGGAGACCGATGGGTTTGACCGGCTGCGCAGCTGGGTTGCCGACGCCAACAACGGGCTGCTCATCGATGCCGGGCTGATGGACGACGACACCAATGACATTGCGTCGGGCCTCACCCAATTGCGCCAGCAAGGCCAGTCGGGCAGCGCCAATTGGGGCGGCGCGGCGCTCGGCACGGCCAATGCGCTGACGATTACGGTGGCGCCGGTGCTGTCGGCGCTCGCCGCCGGCAATCGGTTTGCGTTCATCCCCGGCGCCGCCAATACCGGGCCGGCCACCTTGCAGGTCGGCGCGCTGGCGGCGGCGCCGCTGCTCAATGGCGCCGCGCTCGCCGGCGGCGAACTGCAGTCCGGTGTCGCGGTCAGTGTCGTTTATGACGGCACGGCCTTTCAGATCCAGGGCGGCGTCGCGCATCTGACCGGGGTCACCGCCGGCACCGGCCTGGCCGGCGGCGGTATGGCGGGCAACGTGCCGGTGTCGCTGGTGGTCCCGGTGACGGTGCCCCATGGCGGCCTCGGCGTCGCGACCGTGCCGCCCTATGGCCTGCTGATCGGCCGCGGCGCCGCGCCGGTTGGCGCGATCATGCCGAGCAACAACCCCAATGATGTTTTGTTGTGTCAGGGGGCGGCGGCCGATCCCGCCTTTGGGCCGTTCTCCGGCTTGCTCGACTCGCTGTTTGGCAGTGCGCAGGGCTCGATCCTGATGCGCGGCGCCGCCGGCTGGGCCGGGTTGCCGCCGGGGGCCGCCGGGGCGGTGCTCAGCACGCAGGGCGCCGGCGCCGACGCGGTGTGGTTGCTGGCGACCGGCACCGGGACGATCACCGGCGTCACCGCCGGCACCGGCATGTCTGGCGGCGGCCTTGCCGGCAACGTCACCTTGTCGATGGTCACGCCGGTTGCGATCTCGATCGGCGGCACGGGCGCCAATGCGCCGGCGGCGGCGCTCGCCAACCTCGGCGCGGCGCCGCTCGCCTCACCGGCGTTCACGGGCACGGTGACCGCGCCAACCGTCATTCTCAACCAGAACACGGCAGCGCCACAAGTGCCGCCCTCGGGCATGGCTGCGCTGCTGCATGTGAACGGGGCGGATGCCACCCAGCCCGGTTTGCTGCTCGACAGCTATGGCACACAGTCGGCGCTGCTGACCTTCCGCGCAGCGCGGGGCACCGGGGCCAGCCCGAGCGCGATGCAGCAGGGCGATATAATTGGCGGCGCTCAATTCTGGGGCTACGGCACGGCTTATGCGGTTGGCGCATCGTTCTACGCCACAGCTTCCGGAACTTGGACCGGCGCGTCGCACGGAACTTTGCTGGGGTTTACAACGACCTCGCCCGGTGCGGTTACGCCGCACACCGTCATGCAGTTGTATCAAGGGCTGGTCATCGGCAATCCGGCTGGTGGCGATCTTGGACCGGGAACAGTCAACGCCCAGACCCTACTAAGAGCTTCGGGAAATTTTTGTAGCTTACAGCTAAATGACAATGTGGTGGGCCCTACCAGTGGAGGATTGGTTCGGTTCACCAGCCTAGGCACCGGAGTTTATGCGTTCCAAATAAACACCGCGTCGGCCGGCGATTTCACCGCGGTCGTATCGCCGCTTGTCATCTCATCGAGCGGTGTGATGACGATCGCGCCGGGTGCCAGCAACCCCCTCAACGTCCAAGCCTCCGCAGGCGGCTCGGCTTGTATACTTGCTACGATCGCCGGACTGCAGCAATGGGCGGTCGGCGCCTACAACGGCAGCGGCCTCAACATCTTCACGATTTCCGACCAGACCGCGAACGCGCCGCGCCTCGAAATCGACACCAGCGGCGTCGTTACGATCCCCAGGGCGCTCGCAATTGGTTCGTCGACCGGCCCTACTGATCCGCTGACAGTGGAGGGTGGCTCGGGAAACGATGCCCACATCATTTATACGACATACGGTGGCGCCAAAACCTATGCGGCCGGCGTCCGTAACGACGGCGTTTTCGAATGGAAAGATCAAACGGCCGGCGGCGTATTACATATGTATATCTTGGCCAACGGGACCGTCGTCATGCCGACCTTGACGGTAATCAATACATTTACTCCACCTAGTGATAGGCGTCTTAAAGACGACATCACGCCGTGGCAAAAAGGACTTGCTGAAGTCTTAGAACTCAACCCCGTTTCGTTCAAATGGAACGGCAAGGCCGGCACCGTCGCCGACAAGAAGCCGCGCTTCGGCTTTGTCGGCGACGAGGTTGCCAAGGTGTTGCCGGAGTTCGTCGGTAAGCTCGCCGGCCTTGAAGATGCCCCGGACGGCGCGGATGTGGACACTATCGACATCCTGGCAATGGCTCCGCTGCTCGTCAACGCGGTCAAGGAGTTGGCCGCCGAAAACGAAGATCTGAAGAAGCGCCTCGAACTTTTAGAAGTCGCGGCGCTGAAGACCGCCGCTTGAGGGGGCGCGGGCGATGTGGCGATGCGAGGATCCCGAGCGGCACGCCGGCCGGGTTGTGGCGAATGGCCATTGCGTGCGGTTCTGCCAGGCGGCGGTCCCGGGGTTGCCGCATACCGGGCAATGGTCGCGTGGGCCCCGGGTGCGCGGCGCCGGCGTGGCCCCGGGCACCGTGATCGCGACGTTCGACCCCGACGGCACCTATGGCAACCACACCGACGGGCGCTCGCACGCCGCGATCCTGATCGCCGAGGAGGCGGGCGGGCTGCGGGTGTGGGATCAATGGGTTGGGCACCCGGTCGCCGAGCGGCTGATCCGCTTCCGCGGCGGCCGCGGCAAGCGGGTCAATGACGGCGACGCCTTTCACATTGTCGAGAGTTGACCGACCCGCCCCCCAAGGACCCGCCGACGGGTCGCCTGATCCCCGACCTGGTCGGGCGCGTCCTCGGCTACATGGATCGCCCGTGGAAGGCCGTCGCGATCATCGTGGCGGTGGTCCTCGGCGCAGCCGGCTGGG